GGCAACGTGACCTACGTTGGCAACTGCTTTCCGCATAACTATGCAGACGCCGGCGACGACGATCGTGGCATGATGGTGTTAGAATGGGACAAAGAACCTGAGTTCCATGCATGGCCCGATCAACCACGTTATCGTGTGTTCCAACTAAGCGATGTAATTTCGCACACTGAAGCTATGCTACAGCCCGGAATGCATGTGCGTGTTAACCTAGACATTGACATCAGCTACGAAGAAGCAACGTTCATTAAAGAAACGTTCATTGATACTTACAAGCTGCGGGAAATTACTCTTATCCCTGCTAAGACTACAGAACTTACTGAATACGAAATACAAGGAAACATCTCCTTTGAAAGTGTTGACCAAATTGTCGCTGGCCAACTTACTAGTATCGAAAGCGACAAGTTCAACAAGAACTTACTACTAGACATCTATAGAAACCTTTAATGTTTAAAATTCGAGATATTACTGTTAAAAACTTTATGAGTGTAGGCAATGCTACACAAGCTGTTAACTTTGACCGCAGAGACCTTACGCTGGTACTAGGGGAGAACTTAGACTTAGGCGGGGACGACAGTGGCGCACGTAACGGCACAGGCAAGACCACAATTATTAACGCTCTAAGCTATGCCCTTTATGGCGAAGCACTTACTAAGATCAAGAAGGATAACTTGATCAACAAAACAAATGGTAAGAACATGATGGTTACCATCGACTTCAACAAAGACGGAGTGGACTATCGTATTGAACGTGGTCGTAAGCCCAACGTCATGAAGTTCTTAGTAGGCGGCATTGAAAAGGAAATCACAGACGATGCACAAGGCGACAGCCGTGAAACACAAGCAGAGATTGAACGTATGCTTGGCATGAGTCACGAGATGTTTAAGCACGTTGTGGCCCTTAACACTTACACAGAGCCGTTCCTTAGCTTAAAAGCCAATGATCAACGCACAATCATTGAACAGCTACTAGGTATTACTATGCTTAGTGAAAAAGCAGATGCACTAAAGGAACAGACCAAGTCTACTAAAGACTTGATTACACAAGAAGAATTCCGCATCAAAGCTGTAGGCGATGCTAACAAGCGTATCCAAGAACAAATTGAAAACTTAAAGCGTAGGCAATCGTTGTGGCAAAGCAAGCACAACGAAGATCTAGACAGGTTGCTGGCTGCATATGACGAGCTAGACAAACTTGATATTGAAGCTGAATTGCTGTCGCACAAAGCGTTATCCGATTACAATGCAAAAGTTAAGCACGTTAACGAACTTAACCGCTGGATTAGACAATGCGAGCTAGATGAGAAGCGTGAGCAAAAGCTAGTTGAAACTCTTAAAACAGAAATTGCTAGTCTAGAAAATCACACTTGCCATAGCTGTGGACAAGCGTTCCATGACAGCAAGCAAGAGCAGCTACTAGAAGACAAGAAAAAAGCCTTGCAGGAAGCATCGTTGCAAGCATTAGCAACTAACACACAGTGGTTAGAACATACTGAATCGCTAGCGGCACTTGGCGATGTTGGCGCACAGCCCCAAGTCTATTACGATCAAGAAAGCGATGCGTTTGAACATCGTTCAAGCATGGCAAGTATTCTGCAACAGCTAACAAACAAGCAAGCAGAGTCTGATCCGTATGCAGATCAAATTACTGAAATGCAAACACAGGGCGTTGAAGAAATTAGCTTTGATAAGATTAACGATTACACATTGCTCAAGGATCATCAAGAGTTCTTGCTTAAGCTGCTAACAAACAAAGACAGCTTTATCCGTAAACGTATTATTGATCAAAACTTAAGCTATCTGAATGCACGTTTAGGACAATACTTGGATCGCATCGGCTTGCCGCATACTGTAAAATTCAACAACGACTTAACTGTGGCAATTACAGAACTTGGACGTGACTTAGACTTTGACAACTTGAGCCGTGGCGAACGTAATCGTTTGATCCTGTCATTGAGCTGGGCATTCCGTGATGTGTGGGAAAGTTTGTATCAACCTATTAACTTGCTGTTCATTGACGAGCTAGTAGATAGCGGCATGGATAGCAGTGGTGTTGAAAACAGTCTTGCTATTCTTAAGAAGATGAGCCGTGAGAACAATCGTAGCATTTGGCTAGTATCACACAAAGACGAACTAGCAGGCCGAGTAAACAACACCTTACACGTTGTTAAGGAAAATGGATTCACAAGTTACAACACAGATGTTGAGATTGTTTAATCTCGAAAGCATACATATCGAACTGAGCAGCAAGTGTACTTTAAAGTGCCCTCGCTGCCCTCGCACGGAATTGGATCAAGATAGCCTCAACAGAGAGTTTAGTTTGGCCCAGTTCCAAAATGCGTTTCCTATTAGCCTTTTAAAAAATCACATTAAGAAGATATTGTTCTGTGGCGACATAGGTGATCCTATATATGCTACGCAGTTTTTACAAATCATCAAATACATTAAGTCTAACACTTGGACAACAGTAGAGATCGTTACTAACGGTAGCTACAAGAAACCCGAGTGGTGGACTGAACTTGGCTTAATGCTAACTGCATATGACAAGGTTACGTTTAGTGTCGACGGGTGGGACCAAGCGTCTAACAACTTGTACAGAGTTAATAGCGACTGGGATAGTATCATAGAAGGTATCCGTGCATTACGTGCCACAGGACCAGTTAGAATTAATTGGAGCAGTATCTATTTCAACTTTAATGAGGACAAGATGCGTGACATAATGCTTATCGCCAAGGACTTAAAAGTAGATGGATTCCAAACTGTTAAGAGCTCTAAGTTTGACGGTTCTTATGCAGTAGATGAAGTGGACTTGCTTAAGCCCTCAGAAGTTAACGTAAGTGCCACAAGCCAATACGAAAAGACCACAACGTCTTTACGTAGAATGCAAGAAATAAAAATAGTAAAGAATAACCCATCAGGTCACACTTGGGCCAAGTGCATGCGTTGGGAAAAAGAATTGTTTATTAACGTGGATGGTATTGTACATCCATGTCCGTGGTTTAACAGCGGATATCATTACAACGACTTTATAGACAAGTATAGAGATCGATTAAGTGTTAAGACACGCTCACTGTCTGAAGTTTTAACAGATGAGCTATGGGATGAATTTATAACCCGCATTGAAACAATGCCATTGGATATTTGTAAGGTAAAGTGCCGTGACTGTAAGTAAAGTATTTTGTAACATTCCGTGGACCGAAGTTCACATTAATGCAGACGGCACATACCATAGTTGCGGCGCACAGCCCAACACTATTACCCGTACTCCAGAAGCTGCAAAGTACAACGTTCACTCAATGAGCATTGAGGACTGGGTTAACAGCGAGCATCAGCGTAATGCTAGATTAAACAAGTTGCAGGGCAACAGCGAACCTTTGTGCGCCATGTGCTACAAAGAAGAAGAGCTGGGCTCTAGTAGCAAGCGTTTAAAGGAGAATTTGAAGAGCCGCATACATAGTATCAAGTTCGAGGATTCCTTTGCACGTAGCCCGGATTATGCAGCTTTTAAGTACTCAGAAGACAACCTAGGGCATAGCACAATGCGTCCTAACAGCTTTCACATTAGCTTGGGCAACGAGTGTAACCTAGCTTGCAGAATGTGTACGCCAATGGCTAGCAGCAAAATTGCAGTAGAACATATCAAGCAAGGGCTGTTTAACGGGTCTGCTAGACTCAACTGGACAGACAATGATAAAGCGTGGGAAAACGTTGTAAACTATATTTGCAGCACCCCAAACCTAGAATTTGTACACTTAATTGGCGGCGAGCCATTACTAAATCCCAAGTTCGAATCCTTAATAGATCGCCTTTTAGACGCCGGCAAAACAGATATCTACTTAGGATTTACTACCAACGGCACTGTAGTGAATATACCGTTAATCGAGAAATTAAATGCATTTAGGCACGTTGATATTGGTATTAGCGTAGAGTGCATGGGCCCACTAAACGACTATATTAGACGTGGGGCTGATTACGAAACGGTACTCAACAACATTGAAACTTACCTAAAACATCGCAAAGAAGCACACGTTTATGTTACAGTACGTCCTGTACCTAGTGCTTTAAGTGTACACACACTGGACGATTTATACCGTTGGTGTGTGGATCGCAAGGTAGACGTTATGACTAATATTTTGGTACGTCCTGCGTTTATGCAGATCCAAAACTTACCAGAAGACATTAAGCACAGATTATTAATTCAGTATAAACATTGGCACTTTTCAGAACCCTTCCCGGGACCCAGCAACCCACGGGACCCAAATAGATTTAAAGAACACATAGACGCAGAAGTCAACGCAATTATCAAGGCCCTACAAGAACCATCTGACCCACACTATACAAACGAACTATACGAAAAACTCTCATTATGGCACTGGCTAGATCACGAAGATATAGCAAAATATTTTGAAACCATTACAAAGGCATAACTATTGAATAGATAATACAAGAAAAACTCAGCATGACATGGTTATTTGAAAGCTCACAGGTCGAAGATTTACCAGAAGATTGCATCGGGTTCGTATATCTAATCACTAACCTTGTATCAGGGCGCAAATACATAGGCAAAAAACTAGCAAAATTTTCTAAGACAACACTTAAAACAGTAAAACTCAAGAACGGCACCAAGAAGAAAAAGAAAATCCGCAGCAAAGTGGATTCTGATTGGCGCACATATTATGGCTCAAGTGAAGAATTAACAAAAGACGTTGAATCATTGGGCTCTGACAAATTTACAAGAGAAATCCTATTCTATTGTAAAAGTAAAGCAGAGTGCAGTTACATTGAAGCGAGAGAACAATTTGCTCGCAAAGTGCTTGAATCAACAGATTATTATAACGGACAAATTTCTGTCCGTGTCCATGGCTCCCATATTATAAACAAAATCAACAATTAATGAAGAACAGCGAATATTCATATACTAAAATGCCGTGGGGCAAGTATAAAGGGCGTTTCATAAAAGAAATCCCCGAAGAATATTTGATTTGGGCCGCCAATAATTGGAGCGACCAAGGCATTGCACTTATGTTCAAAGCCGAACTCGCACACCGAAAAGTTGACTGGCAAAAGTTAGAGCAAGATTCTGCATTAAGCAATCAATTAACAAAATTTAAAAATAAATCAGGTAGTAAGGCTCGCACAGGCTAAAATCATGTGCCCATGACAAGGGGTTTAACTACGCCCGGACGGAAGTCTCTTTGCACCCAAGAGCACTCAGCAACTATCCCTAAGGTGGGACGACGATCACAAATGCCGTGGTTTTGCTGTTTGAAGATGAATAAAAGCAGGTAATTTATCAAGAGAGTAAATTATCTTTATGTAAAGGCTAAAAAGACGTAGCAGTGATGCTACAGGTTTACACGTATGTTAGCGTATATGATGTAAATTGCCGTTGTTATAAGAACTAAGCGAGCAGGTACCGGACAACCGCCTGTGTTAAGTAGAAATACTTTGTAGCTTTAACGCTAGTGACTATTCCGAACTCGGATGAAATCATTTTTGCCCTGTGCGGGCAAAGTGTGACTAAGGAATCTGGATGAAACTATTACCGCTGAAGCGTAGTCCATAAATGAAGATAGTAAACTAAAAATTAATTTACTATCTTGATTTAGTAATGTTGATGAGCGATAGCGAAAGCAACAGATGTACGCAGTACATCTTTAAAAGAAGGGAAGACCCGACTTCTTCGTTGTTTCCATGTTATCTTTAATAATCTTATCGATAATCCCACGTTCAGTTTGACTGAGTAATGCAGCATCGTCGTATGATATGCCACCCCTCATGTACCAGCATATTCTAAGCAGTTCTTCTTTAATGGCTTTTGATTCGCGTTCCTGTTGCTCAATCAATGAAACGCTATCTTCGTAGTCTAGGGTCAAAAGCCTTTTGCGAAAAAACTTGAGTAATCAAAGTCCACGTTCATTTGGAAATCATTACCGCAATCACTGCATGTTGTATCGTATGGCTTTAGTCCTGCCGACTTACCGTACTCTGCAATACGAGCTTGAATATCACGCATAACTTCTGCTTCTGCGTTTGAATAGTATTCACGAATGAATTCCAAATCACTCACTTTGGAGCCATCTGCTAGAATGTAGTCAGTGCATCCTGTGATATTGTCTAAGTTAAGCTCGATCATTTTCTTGATGTGCTTATCGTATTCTGCTTTGCGAACTTCTTCGTCTAGTTCGGGATTGCTTAATGCTTGAATTAGCTTTTCCTCTTCGAGCTGCACTGCACCTGCTTTGCTTACATGAGCATAGTCCATTGGCTTTAAGTAGATCTCTAGCCCATCTTCTGTGTTAACAGGAGTTGAGTAATCAGGCATCTGTACTTGGCGCAAAATGTGATTCAAATCCAAATCGTATTCGTTTTCTTCACCACAGTGCGGGCACTTGCTGGTAATGGGCATTTTCTCGCCGTAACTGGCAATACGAATAGCAATTAGAGTACTGTCTACATCTACACTAGGCATAGCCCATGCATCTTTAACGTTTGGGCAGCAGCTTTCAATAACTTGCACAACGCTAGTACCGTTTACTAGTGCGTCCGGGGTGCGTAGGATAATTTCATCCTTTGCAGTCATTGGGTACACTGGGATTTCGCCTATAGCTGGCTGCTCAAGTGTACCTTCACGCCAGAACTTGCCCTTGCTAGTTAGTTTAATGTACAAAGCAGGTTGGCGAAAGTGTTTGGCAAGTGGATTGCTAGAATTTGACATGTTTAAGTCCCATAAATAATTGATATTGTATATATTTATGGGTAAAAAACCGGATGGATAACAAAGAAATTCAGGACGAACTGGAACGGTTGAAATCCGTTAGCGAAAGCTATCGTCATATCATTGAAGAAAACATTAAAACGGCCAAGGAAGCTGGTATCAGTGATGAAAAAGCTGCTGCGTCTACCTATAAGTTTGTTAAAGCAATTGAAGATGGATCTAAGAAATATAAAAAGTCGTACGATGAAATATCAGTATCAATCGACGGGTTAAAAAAGCAATATAAAAATCAAAATCTAACAGCAGCTGAACTTGACGAATCTTTAAAAGCTCTTAGACAACAAGTAAACAACACCACTGATCAAGGTAAAAAAGCAGAACTAATTAAAGCTAAGTCTGAGTTAGAATCAGCGAATGCTCGTAATAAAGCCAACGATATCTTTAAAGAAAGCATGGGTACCTTAGGTGGTACAGTTATTAAAGGTGTTGCTAACTCGTTTACAAGTGCAGCTAAATCAGCATTAGGGGGCGGAGACGCTCTTAAAGTAGCTGCTGACTTTATGACGTCTAACATTGACACGGCTAATGCAGCCAGTCAAGTTGGATCTAAAGCACTCACTGACTTTGGTGCTGCAACTGCTGGCGCAGGCGGCAAGCTCAAGTATGTTGGTGTTGCAGCTACCGCAGCGGGATCGGCTCTAGGTTTTTTAAGCAATAGCATGAGCGAACTGGCAAAAGCTGGTATAGGCTTTATGCTAACACAAACCACTAAGATGATTAGTGGGTTTGGCGACCTGAGCAATAGTGGTGCTATTTTTGCTGGTGGCATGTTGGCAATGGTTGATACTGCCCAAACCGCCGGGATGACATTAGAACAGTTTTCTAAAGTTGTTGGAGTCAACAAAGAAAGTCTATCTAAATTAGGTATTGGGGTCAGCGAAGCATCTAAAAAGTTAGCTGGTGCAATGCAAGCCGGTGGTGAGTCTGCACGTAGAGGTATGTTTGCACTAGGCATGAACATGGAACAGCAAGCCGATGCATATGCCCAAACTATGGTAATGATGGCTGGCCCAACAGGCAAATTAAAAGCTAGCCAAGCAGAAATTGCGGCCCAGACAGAAGACTATGCAAAGAACTTAAAAATCCTTTCAGCATTAACAGGCGAAGATACAAAAGCTAAACAAGAAAAATTGCGTCAAGACAACGACACACTAGCATTCAACCAACAGCTAGATGGGATGAATGAAATTGAACGCAAGAAGATAAATGACGCTATGATGAATATGAGTGCGGATCAGCAACGTGCATTCCGTGAACGTATGATCTATGGCACTCTAATTAGTAAAGATTTAGCTATTACTGAAGCTACTAACAGTGGTATTGCAAAAGCAAACGAGCAATCATATAAAGCGGCGCTAGATGGATCGTTAAGTGCCCAACGTCAACAAGAGATACAAAAGAATAACGCCAAAGAAGCACACGATCAAGCAATGGCAAACAAAGCCCTTGCCCAAGCAGGGTCAGAGGATGCTAAAGCAGCATCAGCAAGTCAGAATGCATCTTTCCAGTACATGCAGAAGTTTACAAAAACTGAAGAAGAACGCAAGAAGATTGAAGCAGAATTAGAAAAAGGTAAAACTGCCAAGCCCGGAGCAAAAGGAAATGAAGCAGTTGATTTAATGGCGATCCAGCAAGACTTTGCACTTAAGATGCAAGACATTGCTAAAAATGCTCTACCTCAGTTTGCTACGGCAGTTGGGCAAACAATTAAAGATATTGAAGGATCAGTGACAGCACTTGCTAAGTTAGGACTAGCAGGCGGCACAATGCCACCGTGGGTAACCAATTTAGTTGGCATTAGTGCATCATTATTACAAATAGCAACCCTGCTTGGAACAGCAGGTGGTCCTGGTGCAGCAGCAGGTGGTGCAGGTGGTGCAGGTGGCAAACTCGGCAAAGGGTTGCTTAAGAACAGTAAGTTACTTGGCGGAGTAGCTGGGGCAGGCCTTGGTGCAGCAATGGCATACAGTGACTACCAAGATGTTAAGGCCCGTGAAGCTGCTGGTCAAATCACATCCGAAGAAGCTAAAAAAGAAAAAGGTGGAGTAGTCGGCGAAGCCGCTGGTGGGCTCGCAGGTGGGCTCGCAGGCGGAGCACTTGGAGCTACATATGGTGCTCTACTAGGACCAATTGGCATGGCTATTGGCGGCGTGCTCGGCGGAGCACTTGGTGCAGCCGGGGTAGGATGGGCCGGTAAAAAAAGTGGAGAAGCAGTAGCAGGCCAATTTGCAGAAGGCGGAATTGCGACTGGCCCTGCAAGTGGGTACACAGCGATGCTACACAACAGAGAATTAGTATTGCCCCTAACTGATAGCGGCGCACCAAAAGCAGGCACACAAGGGATAGAAGACTTAATGAAAATGTTCGGAATGGGCAACAAGTCAGCTGCACCAGCTGGCGGTGGAGAAATGGCAGAGCTTATTAAAGAACAAAACTCTAAGCTAGACGACTTAATTAGAATTATGGGCGATAATAGAGACTATACTGAAAGACTTATGCACAACATGAGTTAATGCGGTAAATATACAATCGCACGGAATTATTAAACAATGTCTTGGAAAAAATATTTTAAATCAGCAAACTTACCGTCAAACGTAAGTCCTTTGGGCAATGGCAGAGCTATTGACCCTGGCTACCGCAATTACCAAAGCACATTGCCTGAAATTTACATCGGGCACCCAAACCGTATTGAGCGTTACAACCAGTACGAACAGATGGATATGGACAGTGAAGTTAATGCAGCACTGGACATCTTAGCTGAGTTCTCTACACAAAAGAACTTGGAAAACAACACAGCATTTGACATTCACTTCAAAGACAAACCAACTGATAACGAAGTAAAGATTATTAAAGAGCAACTACAACAATGGGTTGCCTTAAACGAATTTAACAAGCGTATCTTTAAGATTTTCCGTAACGTTATCAAATACGGCGATCAAGTATTCATCCGCGATCCAGAAACATTCAAACTGTTCTGGACTGAGATGAGTAAAGTTACTAAGGTTATCGTTAACGAAGCAGAAGGCAAGAAGCCTGAGCAATACATTGTTAAAGACTTAAACCCTAACTTCCAGAACTTAACAGTTACAGCGGTTAGCACGAGCGATACATTCAGCAATCACCCACAAGTTGGTGGTCCTAGCGGCAGTTATGTACAGCCTAATGCACCATTTAGCGGTGGATCACGTTTCCAACACCAACAAAACGAAGCTGTAATTAATGCAGAACACGTTGTACACATCAGTTTAACAGAGGGCTTAGACGTATTTTGGCCTTTCGGTAACAGTGTATTAGAGAACGTTTTTAAGGTGTTTAAGCAAAAAGAATTGCTTGAAGATGCGATTATTATCTACCGTGTACAACGTGCGCCAGAGCGCCGTGTATTTAAAATTGACGTAGGTAACATGCCAACACACATGGCGATGGCATTCGTTGACCGTATTAAGAATGAAATTGCACAACGCCGTATTCCTACACAAACAGGTGGCGGCGGCAACATGATGGATGCTACATACAATCCATTAAGCACAAACGAAGATTACTTCTTCCCAGTTACAGCAGACGGTCGTGGTTCTAGCGTTGAGCCATTGCCAGGCGGTCAGAACTTGGGCGAGATTACAGACTTACGATTCTTTACTAACAAGCTATTCCGTGGTTTGCGTATTCCATCTAGCTATTTGCCAACAGGCTTAGAAGACGGATCGCAAAGCATGAACGACGGTAAAGTTGGTACAGCTTTGATCCAAGAATGGCGTTTTAACCAGTACTGTAAACGTTTACAATCTATGGTTGTAGACAAGCTAGACCAAGAATTTAAGATGTTTATGCGTTGGAGAGGTATTAATATTGACTCCAGCCTGTTTGATTTAATATTTGAAGAACCGCAGAACTTTGCAAGCTACAGCCAGGCAGAAGCTGACCAGGCCCGTATTGCAACATTTACTCAATTAGAAGCATACCCTTACTTCTCTAAGCGTTGGTTGATGGAACGCTTCTTGGGCTTAAGTGAACAAGAAATGAACGACAACGAACGTCTATGGAACGAAGAACAAGGTGACGTAGAAAGTGCCCCTGCAGAAGGTGCCGATCTACGTAGTGTGGGCGTAACTCCAGGTGGCATTAGCCAAGACTTAGAAGCGGTTGCACCACCACCGGGTGCTGAAGGCGATATGGGTGCAGCAGCCCCAGGAGAAATGGGTGCTGCACCGGGCGGCGCCCCTGCTCCAGCAGCGCCAGCAGCAGCCGCAGGTATCTAAAGGTAAATAACTGTATGTATGTAATGGAAATTTTTGATGGCAACAATGACTTACCGGGTCATCGCTCTGAAAAGGACGATAACTCCGTAGTTAAACTTGGCGACATGCGTAAGACTAAGCTAACTCTAGCTCACATCAACAAGTTACGCATGGCAAATGACATTCGAAAATTTGAACATGAAGACAAACTCAAGAAGGTATCTAAGCAGTACAAGGCTGCTCCAGAAGGCGGCGGCATGGGCGCTCCTGGTATCTAATTCTTAAAATCCTTCAAAAAACACCGATATTAAGTAGAAATCTGCGTAGATTAGTAAATAATTTACAAGCCATATTATTGAAAGGACATTTTTAATATGAACAAATACGAACAGTTGATTGAACACATTATCAACGAAAACGAACAAGCAGCTCGTGAGCTTTTTCACTCTATTGTAGTTGAAAAGTCTCGTGAGATTTATGAAAGCCTGATGGACGAAGATCAAGTTGACGAAAACATTGATCAGTACGACCAACAAGGCGACCTAGCACAAGACGTAGCTAGCGACGAAACCCACGGTTTAGGTGAAGACGACCTAGAAGGTGGCGATATTGAATTAGACGGCGGCGACGAGTTTGGTGGCGACGATCTAGGTGGTGACGACATGGGCGGTATGGACGACATGGGCGGTGATGACTTAGGTGGCGACATTGGCGGCGGCGATGCTGAAGGTGAATTCCAAAACATCCGTGATGCAATCGACAGCTTAGAAGCTGAGTTTGCTAAACTAACTGGCGGCGAAGGTGACAACCAAAGCGGTACAGGTTCTGCAGAATTTGGTGGCGACGAAGACGGTCAAAGCGGTACTGGCTCTGATGAGTTCGGTGGTGCAGACGGTGCTGAAGACGAAGCCGGCGCAGAAGACGAAATGTTTGCCGAAGGTGAAAATCCATTTGCTAAGAAAGGTTCTGGCGCAAGCGGATCTGGTAAGAGCGGAAGCGGCAAGTCTGGTTCTGGCAAAAGCGGTTCTGGTAAGATGACTGAAGCAGAAATGATGCGTGAATACGTTGAAAAAGTTGCTGCTCCAGCTAACACAGAAGGTACAGCAGTTGGTACAGGCAACAAGACTCCTAAAGTTTCTGTTAACACAAAGAACCCACTAGCAGGTAAGAACGACATGGGCGGTTCTGCAAAGAACATCGCTAATGGCAAGTCTGACGCAGGTGATGTTGATGGTAACAGCACAAAAGCTAAAGCAGGTGGTTTTGTTAAACCAGCACAAGAAATTGATGTTGCAAAGCGTAACGTAAACAAAGTTGGCGGCAACAAAGGCGCTCAAGACTTCTATAACACTAAAGCTAAAGGTAAAGACGCTGAAGGTAGCACTACCGACGGTAACTTGAGTGTTAACAAGAAGAGCCTTGAAGGCGGCCGTAAGTAATTAGGACAATAATATGGCTTTGTACCTAAGAGAAAACCTTACATTCGATCGTGCCAACATTATCGTTGAGTCCGAAGGTGATGGTAAGAATCTCAAAATGAAAGGGATATTCATCCAGGGAGGCGTGAAGAACGCTAACCAACGTGTATATCCAGTTCATGAAATTGAAAAGGCCGTATCCACCATTAACGAACAGATTAGTGGTGGATACAGTGTCTTGGGCGAAGTCGACCATCCTGATGATTTAAAGATTAATTTAGATCGTGTCTCCCACATGATTGAAAAAATGTGGATGGACGGTCCTTGCGGATACGGTACTCTAAAAATCCTACCAACACCAATGGGTGAACTTGTTAAGTCAATGTTAACTAGTGGTGTTAAGTTGGGTGTTAGCAGCCGTGGATCCGGTAACGTTAATGAAAGTAGCGGTCACGTAAGTGATTTTGAAATCATTACAGTAGACATTGTGGCACAACCCTCTGCTCCTAATGCTTATCCTAAAGCAATTTATGAAAGCCTTATGAATATGAAGGGCGGTTCGCAAATATTTGAGATGGCTCGTGATGCCTCTCAAGATCAAAAAGTACAAAAGTACATGAAAGAAGCAATTACCCGCTTCATCAAAGACCTTAAAGTATAACAGGAGAAAACCTAATGTTAGATGCTATCAAACCATTGCTAGATAGTGGCATTATTAACGAAAGCACTCAACAGGCTATCAATGAGGCTTGGGAAGCTCGTCTTTCCGAAGCTAAAGAGAGTGCCCGTGCAGAACTTCGTGAAGAATTTGCACAACGCTATCAGCATGACAAACAAGTCATGGTTGAGGCTCTAGACAAAATGGTAACAGAAGGTCTAACTGCTGAACTAGCTGAATTCCAAACGGAAAAGCAAGCTCTTGCAGAAGACCGTGTTAAGTTCAAAGTTCACATGAACGAGTCTGCTAAGAAGTTTAACAGCTTCATGGTAAGCAAGTTAAGTGAAGAAATCCAAGAACTTCGTAAGGATCGTCAAGTTTATGAAAACTCTATCGGTAAGCTAGAGTCATTTGTAATCAAGGCCCTTGCAGAAGAAATCCAAGAGTTTGAACAAGACAAGAAAGCTGTAGTTGAAACTAAAGTCCGCTTAATTGCTGGTGCTAAAGAGAAGCTATCTGAACTACAACAGCAATTCATTGCTCGTAGTGCAGGCCTTGTAAAGGAAGCTGTTGCCAAGAATTTAGAGTCAGAGTTGACTCAACTAAAAGAAGACATCCAAGTTGCTCGCGAGAACATGTTTGGTCGTCGCCTATTTGAAGCTTTTGCTAGCGAATTCAGCGTTACTCACTTAAATGAGAACAAAGAAATTGCTAAGTTACAAGCCGCATTGACACAGACTAAGCAACAAGTTGCTGAAGCTCGTCGTGTAGCTGCTGAGAAGGCAACCTTAGTTGAATCAAAAGAAAGAGAGATTCGTGTAATCAAGGAATCTGCAGATCGTAAGTCTTTAATGGCTGATCTAATGAAACCGTTGAGCAAAGAGAAAGCCGCTGTAATGAGCGAGCTACTTGAAAGTGTCCAAACAAGTAAATTGCAAGGCGCTTACGAAAAATATCTACCAGCTGTATTGAACAATAAAGCCAGCGTAGCCGCACCTGCTCCACAAAAGCAGATGGTTAACGAGAGCCGTGTTGAAGTCACTGGAGATAAGGCTGCTAAGAACGCCGCGGAAACAAGAGTTGACACTAATGTCATCGACTTGAAGCGTTTAGCAGGGCTAAAATAATAAACCCTAATTAGGAGAAATGAAATTATGACAACCGCATTACTAGAAAGCCGTTGGGGCGAAACCAAAGAAGCCCTGTTAGAAGGCTTGAATGGTTCTAAGAGAACTACAATGGGTGTGATCCTTGAGAACACTCGCAAGATGTTGAGCGAATCTGCTACAGCAGGTGGTACAGCAGCAGGTAGCGTAGCTACACTTAACCGTGTTATTCTACCAGTTATCCGCCGTGTTATGCCTACTGTTATTGCTAACGAGCTAGTTGGTGTTCAACCAATGACTGGCCCAGTTGCACAGATCCATACTCTACGTGTACGTTACGCTGATGGCGTTACACACAGTGGCGACAGCAGCCAAACTACTGCTGCTGGTGATGAGGCATTGAGCCCATTCAAGATCGCTACTCAGTATTCTGGAAGCACATTCCAAGGTACTGGCGCTGGCAAAGCTAACAGCACTGCTACAATGGAAGGCGTACCTGGTAACCGTATCAACGTACAAATCTTGAAACAAGTTGTTGAAGCTAAGACACGTAAATTGTCTGCACGTTGGACATTTGAAGCTGCTCAAGACGCACAAGCTATGCACGGTTTGGACGTTGAAGCAGAAGTTATGGCTGCTTTGGCACAAGAAATTACAGTTGAAATCGACCAAGAGATCTTAGGTTCTCTACGTTCGTTGGCAGCTACTGAGTACACATACAACCAAGCTACCGTTTCTGGTACTGCTACATTCGTTGGTGACGAACACGCTGCTCTAGCTGTTTTGATCAACCGTGCTAGCAACTTGATCGCACAACGCACACGTCGTGGTGCTGGTAACTGGGCTGTTGTTTCTAGCGCCGCATTGACAGTATTGCAATCTGCAACTACTTCTGCCTTCGCTCGTACAACAGAAGGTACATTCGAAGCTCCTACAAACACTAAGTTTGTTGGTACTTTGAACGGTGCTATGCGTGTATACGTAGACGGCTACGCACAAGACAGCCAAGCTGTTCTAGTTGGTTACAAGGGTTCTAGCGAAGCAGACGCTGCTGCGTTCTATTGCCCATACGTACCATTGATGAGCTCCGGTGTTGTACTAGATCCATCTACATTCGAACCAGTAGTTGGCTTCATGACTCGTTATGGTTATGTTGAGTTGACAAACACAGCTAGCTCTTTGGGCAACGCTGCTGACTACTTGGCAGAAATCGCTGTAAGCAACTTGAGCTTCCAGTAATCTTCTACCCAGGGATGGGAAGACCTGATAGCACCGAAAGGTGCTATTAATAAAAAGCCCCTTAATTTGGGGCTTTTTTGTTGGCGTAAGTTTTTGCTATTAAATACAAAATGAAATCAATATTCCGTTACTCACCAAAAGACATATATCTTATCTTGTATGCTTTCTTTTTGTTCTGCGTTCCTTACACACTAGCAGTATGGACTCCGTCATTTGCGTGGATACTTGTTATAAGTTTTTTCCAGGTCTGGTTTATTGTTAATTGTCAAAACAGTTCTTTGCATCATCATACACACTGGACAACATTTAAAAGTTCTACACTAAACAGAATCTACGAATTGTTTTTAAGTGCAGTTACTGGCATTCCGCAGAATGCATGGAAAAATACGCACATGCTGCACCACAGGCATGTAAACGATAAACCTAATCATACAGGTGCTACACAAGATCCAGTTAGTGTTTATCGCGGAAGACGCGATGGTGAGCTAGTAAACTTTTGGGTTTACTGTTATAGGATGACAGTATTTTTCCAAATTAAAAACTTCTTTATTGCATCGCCAAGAAGAATACAAATTGATGAGTTCAATAAAAGATACAACAGAGAGCTATGGGCATTTAGGCTTTACATATTGTCAGTGATTGCAATTAATCCATTGTTTGGATTGTGGACAGCTCTAGTATATGCTTTGGCCTTTTTTGTAAACAATGCTAACAGCTACGGCGAGCATTGGGGTGCGTTAAATAGACGTGGTGATACAACACAAGATAGTATCGGCATCTACAGTAAGTGGTACAATATTTTTGGTTTTAATGCAGGGCTGCATCAAGAACATCACCACAAGCCGGGTGTACACTGGACTAAGTTACCTGAAGTCACTCCTTTACTAAACCCCGATAGAGTTATTGTTAAGCACGGCGTTCATATCACAAACAATCCTTTTTGGAGTCACTTTGTTGCACTTATTAAAGGTGAAAAGGTATATCCTAAATAAATATATTGTTCACTCTTAACTGAGAGTTTATGCAGTTACCCAACTGCGTAGGCCTAGAACGCCAAACATTAAGGAGAAACAACATGGGACGTCCATTAAAAAAGACATTTTTCGGTTCATTTAACACTGACGGAGTTGGTGGTGAAGGCGTAGCAACAGCTACCGTTGGTACACAAGGTGAAGGTTACTCTGCATCCACAGCAGTAGTTACATTCGGTGCACCACAAATTGCAGGTGGTTCCGCAGCAACTGGTACCGTAGTTATTGGTAACGTTACACTAGGTAACATTGCAGGTGTAACCGTGACTAGTGCTGGATCTGGTTATACATCAGCTCCAACTTTTACTATCACAGGTGCAAACACTACACCAGCTAATACTTTTGCAACAACTTTAACAAGTAATGCAGTATTGAATGCTATCAACGCAAACGCTTGGGTAACTGGCGCAACCGTTGGTAAAGCAGCAGACATTGTTAAACAAGCAGGATCTCGTTCATTCCGTGTTACAAACGCTGACGGAACAAGCAATTGCAAATTGGTAACAACCGCTGCACCAGCAGCAGCAGGCGAAATGACTATTACTGCTACTTTTGCAGACAACAGCACTTTCTCTATTGCTAAAATCACTGAAAACTTGGTATATGATGCAGAAGGTAACGCATACCGCTGGGCCGATTACTCTGGTAGTAAGCCTACTTTTGCTACAGCAAGCAATGCCACAGTTCCAGTAACTGTGTCGATTAGCAACAACTAAGATTATCTTAGACCATAATAGCGCCTTCGGGCGCTATTTTTTTGGACGTTGCAGTTTTACATCTAAGATAAATATCTAATAACGGAATTTATAAATGTCATTAAATACACGGTTTAACGGAACTTGGAACATTATTGGTCACGAGACCACAAGTAATGTGCAAGTGGCCGCACACTCATTTATTGTTACAGGTAATTTGAAAGTACTTGGTACAGTGTCGAACATTTCATCGACTAATACTCAAATCACCGATAACATTGTAACCTTGAATCAAGGAGAAACAGGTTTCGGGGTTACTCCAGTGTATTCCGGACTTGAAGTTGACCGTGGTCAGCTTGCTAAAACAGCATTACGATGGAACGAATCGTTGACTCGTTGGGAATTAACATCTGACGGTTCGGTATACATGCCAATTGTTACTGGTGTAAAAGGTATCGAGGGTGTATTCCAAGATCCTGCTCCGCAGTTAGGTGGTAACCTAGACGTATTAGCTAGAACTATTTTTAGTTCAAATACTCAGGTTGTTAAATTTGACACTAACCTTGCAGTTAAAAACACAACAGTTGCTCCAAGTACGTTAAGTGGGTACAACACTGTTTATTCACAAACCCCCAATGGTGGCGGCAGCGGCTTATTTGTTACAAACACAACCAAACAACAACAAGAACTAATCACAAAGAGTAAAGCAGTATTTTACTCATTGATGATGTAAGGATTATTATGATTACTAGTACACCACTAACAACAACAAACGCAAACATCCTAGCAGGTACTACCACAGTCACTAGAGGCGTTACAGCAATGTATTTGTGTAACACAACTGGATCGGCTGTAACCGCAAACGTATTTTTAGTACCATCGGGCGGTACACCTGATGCATGTCCGATTTACAATACTTTGTCAATTGCAGCCAATGACACCCATGTGTCCGACACTGAACGTATTGTATTAGACGATGGTGATGCTTTGTGGGCCAATTGCAGTGTTAACGGTGCGGTTGTGTTTACTATCAGCTCTACAGGAGCTTAATATATGGCCCGCTTTCTTAAAAACGCACAAATTCGTACAGGTAGCTACGCTGTGCAATTGCCATTGGGTACCAACAGTTTAGGTCCTGATGCTCCAGTTAACGGCCAAATTCGCTACAACCAATCTAACAATAAGATTGAATTCTTTTATAACAGTCTTTGGAACCAAGTTGCTAAGATTGGTTCTGTTGCTTTAACAATTGATGAATTCACTGGCGACAATTCAACAGTAAACTTCACAATGAGTCAAAGTGAAAGTGATGCAAAAAATGTATTGGTAACTATTAGCGGTGTTTACCAAGCACCGGTTAACAACTACACAGTATCCGGCACACAACTATCATTTACAAGTGCGCCACCAGCAGTTGATGCAAGCGGTAACCCAAACAAGATTATCGTAGTCCACAATATTAACTCAACTGATGCAGCTTAAAAAGCTGCTAAATATAGAAACGGAGAGTTAAATGGCTATTGGTAGAATTTCGGGCTCAATGCTTGTGTCCAACTTGGACAGACAAGGTACTGATCTTCAGTTTACGACCAGCGGCCAGCCTTTGTATTACATGAACTTTAGTCAGTTCCATGTAGGCATTAACACAAACGTAACACCACAGACTTTAACTATTGCTGGTAATTTAAGTACCAGCAACATTGTTATTGACGGTAACAGCATTTCGACTAAGAACGGTGAAGCTATTAGTATCGCCGGCAATGTCAATTACGACATTGGCAATCTAAATATCGGTGGCGGTTCGGATGGATATGTAATTAGCACAAACGGAGCAGGTGCATTATCTTGGCAGAACTTTGCTACCTTAAGCAACTCACAAGGATTCTATGGTAATGCATTTGTTATGGGCACTGCGGCAGCAGGGTCGACTAGCAATGCATTAACTTTCTCTGAGACCACATCGGTAACAGATGGTATTGCCAGTCTAAACAGATTGTTAGGTAATATCACCGATGTAGATGGCACACTAATACATGTTGCTGGCAACATAACAGCGGGCAATGTAAATAGTCGCTTCTACGGTGACATTAATGGCAACATTATAGGCACTACAGGCACCTTTACTAGTGTTAGCGGCACCTTAACTACCGCTGCACAGCCGAACGTTACTAGTGTAGGCACATTAACAAGTTTAGCAGTTACAGGTAACGTAACAGCCGGAAACGTAATTAGTACATTCTACGGTGACCAATTTGGTAACAGTACCGGCACTAGCGGATCATTTACAAACGTAACTGGCACCTTACAAACAGCAGCACAACCAAACGTAACCAGCTTAGGAACACTAACTGGGTTAGTGGTAACTGGTAACGTAACAGCAGGTAACGTAGCAGGTACTCAATTCAATGGCAACATTGTTGGTACAACTGGACTTTTCTCGGGCAACGTTAATACAGACAACGTCATTGGTACCATTGGCGATTTTACTTCTGTTAACGGTACATTACAAACTGCTGCTCAACCGAATATCACAAGTGTTGGAACACTAACTGGATTGGTTGTTAACGGAAACGTTTCGGCAACACACTTAAATGGACTGTTCCACGGCAATATCATTGGTGGTACAGGCCTATTCTCGTCAAACATAACTACATCCAGCTACGTTGCATTTGGTCCAAATGCAGACTTATTGCAAGCAGGTGTAGCAGCGTTTGTTAATGACAGTTTCGGATTTACTACTCAATACAATTCTGGTGTAGTGTTTACTAACCAGCAAGGTGCAACTACACAGGCTTTGTTCCTTGGTGATACATCGTATGGTAACAACAGCTCGTTGTTGGGCGTATCAATTAACAACACTCCGGTACTAAACTTAACTGGTACAGGTAACTTAGCAGTCACAGGTAATGTGTATGCTGACAACTTTATTGGTACACAATTTAACGGTAACGTAGTTGGTACACTCATTGGTAACATTAGTGGAACTACTGCAACGTTTACTACCATTGATGGAACATTAACAACAGCAGCTCAACCAAATATCACAAGTGTCGGAACACTAACAAGCCTTGCAGTTACAGGTAATGTGACTGCTGGTAATGTAAACAGTACGTTCTACGGTGATGTTCACACCAACAACATCACAGGCATTAACGGCAACTTAACTATTACTGTTCCGAGTAACAGTGTTGCAGTGTTCTCGTCTGACCAAGCAGTTAAACTACCAATTGGTGACAGCTATAACAGACCAGTTGGTGTAGCAGGTTACATTCGTTACAACACAGATACACTATCTGTTGAATACTTTGACGGCACAAGCTGGGTTCCAGTAACAAACAAAGTTACAAGTCAGTCATTTAGCGGCGACGGGGTAAACGATACATACGTGCTAACACACGATGCAAGTATTGAATCCTTGCTAGTAACCATTAACGGTACGGTGCAGCAAAGCGGAGCCTACACAGTCTCTGCAGGGTACATTACTTTTGCTGAAATTCCACTAGTAACTGATGCAATCAACATTCGTTACTTAGGCGGCGTAACATCGTTCAGTGGTGTTGTATCAAATGACTTAACAATACAAGGCAACTTAACGTTAAGTGGTATCTTACAAGCACCACAAACAACCAAAGCATCTAACGCTGTTGGTACTCCGGGCCAAATTTGTTGGGACGCAAACTATCTATATGTTTGCACTGCACCAAATACTTGGAAACGCAGTCCTCTAACAGGCGGCTATTAATCCCACTATTACTGAACCTTTGCCCATTTAGGCAAGGGTATCATTTTGGCTAAATATGTTAGTATTGGAGCTTTGGCGATGGCCGTAACCAGAATTAAGAATAATCAGATCACAGATTCAACAATCACATACACAAAGATTGCACCTGGAACGCTGGTCGGAAGTAACTTTAACGAGAATTTAACATTAAATTCTAACTTAAGTATCGTTGGTAACTTAACAATTACAGGGGTGTCAACAACTGTAAGTTCTACTAACACATACGTTAATGATCCGTTGATTGTGTATAACAACGGATACGCAGGCAACTTGTCAAACTATGACATTGGTATGCTAGTGAACCGCAATCTGTCGGCATTAACTGGATATGGTAACGTAAACACTGCGTGGGTATGGAGTGAAGCGGAATCGGCATTTATTGCCATTACAACCACAGACACTGGTGCAGGCATTACCAACCTAAATAACAGTGGCTTTGCAAACGTTAAGTTAGGTAATTTAACTGCGGTAGCGGCAACGCTCTCTGGAAAAATTACAGCAGCAGAGTTAGCTGGTTTCCATACAGGTACTGCTGATTTAAGCACAGCAGTAGTAACAAATTTTTCTTCTGGTAATGCACAAATTACCGGGGGCAACGTACAAGGTATTCAATACCTACAAACAACAAACTTTAGTACAGCCAACGCAAGAATTAATGGCGGCGCAATTAATGCAACTCCGATTGGATCTGATACTCCGTCGGTTGGTATCTTTACTTCGGTAACAGCAAACGAGTCTGACACAATCGGTAATGCTAGTATTGGCGGCAACCTAAGTATCAATGGTAACTTGTTTGTGGTTACTGGTAATATCACAACTGCTAATGCTGCATTTATGGTTGGTAATACCATTACCGGCTTTGGTGCAATGTATGCAGGTATTCCGGTAGGGTATAGCATTTTGCCTCAAGTTGTTGGTCAGTTCTCTGAGAACTACAACGGCTATGCTCAGATTAATACACAGAACATTAACGCAGGCGGTGATGCAACCACTGACTATGTAGCAACAGCCGACAACGGTACTGACTCGACGTTCTATGTTAACTTGGGTATTAACAGTTCTAATTATGATCCACTAAGTCCAAACAACAGTCTAGGTACAGCAACTGGTCCAAACGATGCATACCTATACACTCAAGCAAATACATCTGCGTCAAACGGTGGTAACTTAGTTGTTGGTACAACAACTGACCAACGCTTTATTAGATTTGTAAGTGGTGGCGGAAACATTGAGCATGTGGTAGCCACATTAGCCCAACCTGGTGTAACATCTACCTCAACCGCATCTGGTGCCTTAGTAGTAGCAGGTGGCGTCGGTGTTGCTGGTAATGTATCGGCAACTGATTTCTACGGTAACTTGGTTGCCCCGTATGCATTAGTTACTAACTTAGCAAGTGGTAATGCTCAAATCACTGGCGGTAGCATTACTGGTATTACACTTGCTGCCACAACTTTAGTGGCAACAAACTTCAGTACAGCTAACGCTCAGATAAGTGGCGGCAATGTGCAAGACATTGGTTATTTGCAAGCCACAAACTTTAGCACAGGAAACGCAGTTATTACTGGTGGCAGTGTAACGGGCATTACTGGGCAAGCAAGCACATTCACAGCAACTAATTTCTCAACTGGTAATGCACAGATTACTGGCGGTAGTATTACTGGTATCACTGGTGCAGCATCGTACTTCACAGCAACTAATTTCTCAACTGGTAATGCACAGATTACTGGCGGTAGTATTACTGGTATCACTGGTGCAGCAACAACATTTGAAGTTGATAACTTCAGTACAGGTAACGCACAAGTAACTGGCGGTAGTATTACTGGTATCACTGGTGCAGCAACAACATTTGAAGTTGATAACTTTAGCTCTGCCAATGCACAAATTACCGGCGGCAATGTTCAGGGCATTAGTTACCTACAAACAACAAACTTCTCAACTGGTAATGCACAAATTACTGGTGGTAGCATCACAGGTATTACTGGACAGGCAAGCACATTTACTGCAACCAATTTTAGTTCAGGCAACATTGTTGGTATCTTAACTGGTACTGCGTCAACTGGTAACGTTGCTTTATATGAGAACTATACTTCAACATCTACTAACGCAACTTTCTATCCAAGTTTCACAGACAACGGAACAAGTAGCAACAGTGCAGCGTATACAAACACTTCGTTAACCTTTAACCCATCGACTGGTACACTATCAACTACTTTAGTTCGTGTAACTGGTAGTGACGATTCTACTAGTTCAGCATCCGGTGCTTTAGTAGTAACAGGTGGCGCAGGCGTAGGTGGCAACTTATATGTTGGACAAAACGTTGTTGTCACTGGTAACTTAACAGTACAAGGCACAACAACTGCAATTAATTCTGCAACACTTGATGTTACTGATTTAAACATCACAGTAGCTAAAGGAGCAGTAAACAGTTCAGCCGCTAACGGCGCAGGACTAACAGTCGATGGCGCTAATGCAACCTTGTTGTATGCTGACGCCACTGATAGTTGGAATTTTAACAAACAAGTTATTGGTCAATTTACAACCAGTAACTTACAAGCAACTGGCGGAAGCATCACTAACTTTACAGGTGCAGCAAGTACACTGGTTGCTACGAACTTTAGCACAGGAAACGCACAGATCACAGGCGGTAGCATCACTAACTTTACTGGTGATGCAACCTATCTAACTGCAACTAATTTCTCAACTGGTAATGCACAAATTACTGGCGGTAGTGTTACTGGCATTACCGGTTCTGCTAGCACCTTCACTGCAACCAACTTTAGCTCTGGTAATATTGTTGGTGTGCTGTCTGGTACTGCATCTACTGGTAACGTTGCATTGTATGAAAACTACACTGCAACCACAACCAACGGTATCTACTATCCAAGTTTCACTGATCGTTCTACATCAGGTAATAGTGCAGCATATATCACTCCTGGTATCAACTTTAACCCAAGTACAAATACCATTAACGCTACAACGTTTAGCGGAACATTTAGTGGCACTGCAAGTATTACTAGCGGTTCCGTAAATGGTATTACTGGTTCTGCATCTGCGTTTAACGTTACTGATTTAACTTCAAGCAACGTTGACATTACTGGCGGCACGATTAATAACATAACCGGCACAGCTCAAATTTTTGGTGTTGCTAATTTAATTGCAACAGTGGCAAACATTCACGGTGGTAACATTTCTAATGTTGTGATTAATTCGTTCACCACTAATGCTGCTAATTTAATTTCTCCGAATGTTTTCTTAACAGGTGGCTTTGTAACCAATATAGGTTACATCTCAACCGCAACATTAAGTGCATCTAACGCACAAATAACTAGCGGTAGCATTACTGGGGTAACAAACTTAGAGTCCTTTAACTTCTCAACCGGTAATGCAGTTATCACAGGCGGAAGCGTAACTGGCATCACTGGTCAGGCTGACACGTTTACAGCAACCAACTTTAGTTCTGGTAATGCAGTTATCACAGGCGGCAGCTTAAACAGTGTTACTATCGGGCAAACAACCCCGTCACATGCACACTTTACAGAAGTGTTTGCAGAGACAGCAATTACGACAGGCAATGTAGTAATCGATTCTAGCACACCGCTAATTAGCCCAACTAACGCAGCATTAACAGTACCAAATGGTGGTGCAGCTTTTGGTGGCAATGCATACATTGGTGGAACACTAAACGTTGGTGCTGACTCTCTACTAACACCTTTGCAAAATACATCCATTGCTGCGGTTAACTCTGCTAGTGACTTTGCACAGGTTTACATTCTAAACACTATATCAACTGGTTCGGGTGACTTCTCTGCGTACGGAGATAATGGATCTGACACAGGTGGTTGGGTTGACATGGGTATGACTGGTAGTGCGTTTAACGACCCTGCTTATGAAATTACCAAGTCAAATGACGGATATGTAATTGTAAGACCACAGGCTGGGTTTGGCGGCAACTTAGTATTGGCAACCAGTGAAGCAGGAACATATAACGATATTGTTATTGCAACTGGCGGGTTCTTGGATTCACAAGAAGTTGCACGTTTCCATGGTGACGCTAGCAATGGCGGTTACTTTGCATTAAAACAAGGTACAGCAGCATCAAGCACAACCACTGGCGCATTACGTGTAGATGGCGGCGCTGGCATTACTGGCGATTTATACACTGGTTCAACTGTTCATGCTGCTGGTACAGTATTTGCCGAAGCAAGCACTGAAAGTTCAAGCACAACCACTGGCGCATTAGTAGTAACAGGTGGTGTGGGTGTAGGCGGAAATATTTTTGCTGCTAAGGCATTAACTGTTAACAACACCAACACCGCTGGTATGGACTTTAAAGTTAAAGGTACAAATACCGATAACTTGCTTTGGGCTAGATCCAATGGTTTGTTTGATCAAGTAATTATTGGTAACACAATATCCACTGGGTCTATTGTTAATGGCGCAAAGTTGCAGATTAACAGTAAAGACAGTATCTTACTACCAATTGGAACGATTTCTGAACGTCCAAGTTCGAGCGGAGCAACTGATGTACCGGGTATGATCCGTTTCAACACTACCAATGACGGTGTTGAATGGTATACAGATGGTCGCGGGTGGGTAACACCAACTAGTGAATTTACTATCATTAGTGATAACCAATTTACAGGCACAGGCTCTCAGACTAACTTCTTATTAAGTAGCCCGCAAACAACCAATAGCTGTATTGTTAGTGTTAACGGGTTGCTACAAAGCCCGGTGCTTGATTACTATGTAACTGATGCAGTTTTAACATTTACTTCTGCTCCGCCAAACGCAGCAAAGATTGACGTTCGTAGATTAACTACAACTCAAACAGTTATTGCAATCACTGACTCATCTGGTTATAACGAAGTTGCAACTGACACAGATGGCGTAACGATTTACAGTGGAACTTCTAGTAAGGTTCCAACACTTAAAGTTGCTGCCAACGGTGCATTGGTAAGTGGGTTAGGAAACGTTGCTGTTGCTACAGCAAACGTTGAAACAGCAATTGACTCGTTTAGTAAAACAACATATCGCAGTGCGAAGTATTTGGTTCAAGCAACATCCGGTAGCTCATATCAAACAATGGAAGCATTGGTAATACACGATGGCACTACACCAACAGTAACAACATTTGGCGTAGTATCAACAAATGGTAATTTAGGAGTTCTAACAACTGGCATTAGTGGCAGCACATTAAGCGTAAACTTTGTGGCTGCAAATAACAATACCAATGTAAGGATAAGTAAACAATACATGTTAATTTAATTTAACAGCCAACAGGGATATATGGAACTATGGCTAATGGTTATTTTGTAGTCCACAATGGACTAACAGTCGGCAATGCAAACATTGCATCTTCGGGTGCAATTACCACAACAGGCAACATCAATGGATGTGTATTTGTTGCGGGTTCAACTTTAGGTGCAACTAGTACCTCAACTGGTGCTCTGCGTGTAGCAGGCGGCGCAGGGGTAGCAGGTAACGTATACACTGATGCACTATACACAACAACAGGTCTTTATTGGGCAGGCAACGCACAGTTAATTCGTGGCGGCCCAACTTCTACCACAAGTTCGACAGCACCCGGCGGTGCAACAGTAAACGACATTTGGTACGACACTTCAACTGATACCATTTACCGATATACCTTTGACGGAACTAACACTTACTGGATCGACATCAACGGCCCAACTTTTGGATACCTAGGCGCAAATACTGCAACAGCATATGCATCTAACCTAGCAGTGCCTGGAACAGCGACTCTTGGTTCGGTTATCTCTGGAAATATTATTCCAGCAGCAAACGTTACATACGATTTAGGAACTCCGTCTCTAAGATGGAGAGAACTATACTTAAGCGGTAACACTATTCACTTAGGTGGCGCACGTATTACAACAGACACTGGAACTGGTGCGATTGCAATGGTTCCGATTCCTACACTATCAAACCCTAACCCTAAAGGGTTAGTCATTGACTCCACTGGTGGCATTTCTCAAATTGCAACTACGGCTGGTCAGTTTACTGCAAGTGCGTTGTCATCGGTTATTACTGCTGCACAAAGCGCCGGCTCTAACTTTGCTAACATTACAGTGGCTACATCGGCAAGCGTTGGCAGATTGGTCACAACAAACGGTGTGTTCTGGGCCAACGGTACTGCATACAGTAGTGGCGCAGGTGGTGGAACAACACTGCCGTCTCAATCCGGAAACAATGGAAAATATCTAACCACTAACGGCAGCACACTAAGTTGGGCAACAGTAGCAGGTGGTGGAACAACATTGCCCGCAAATACTAATGCTCCAGGGGTGTTGATAAACAACGGGTCTGGTACACTAAACTGGAATCTAAATCCGTATGTTAACTTATCCAACTATTCAGTAGTATTAGGGTGGCAAGCAGGCGGTGCTGGAGACGCTGGTACAAGTGTTGCAATTGGTCAATACGCCGGGTCAATGGGCCAAGGCATATCGGCGGTTGCAGTTGGCGCAGGCGCTGGCTACATGTCTCAGAGTATGAATGCTGTAGCATTGGGCCCATCTGCTGGTTTTATGAATCAAGGCACTAATGCTATTGCTATTGGTGCAAACGCTGGCGCCCAAAACCAGCCAACAAACACTATTATCCTAAACGCAACTTCAAATAACTTAAACGGTGTTAGTGGCCAGACTGATAGTTTTTATGTTGATCCCATTCGTCAAGATAGTAGCCCTGGGACTATACTGTATTACAACCCCACTACCAAAGAAGTAAGCTATGGAGCTGCACCAAGCGGCAGCAGCAGCAGCGGTGGCGGAAGTGTGTCTTCGGCAGATCAATTCAAGTTATTAATGGGCCCAACTGGGGTGCCATTTAATAGTCAGAATGTTTCCTTTACCGGCCCTGTGGGCACCGGCAAAGTACTAGGAAGAATTTCTGCATACCCATTCAACACACTAAACGTGAGTTCCATGGTGTCTCCATTTAGTCAATTGCAGGGCCCCTACGCTGGCGCACCGGGCCCGACTGGCACATCTTATCCGTGGGCTTCGATGAACAGTGGATCGAGTATGCCAATTGATGCTATGTTTGACAACTGGAACAATGACTCAAGCATCATGGGAGCCCAGTTATATGTATTAAACTCATCAACTGATACAAGCTCTATGACTTGTTGGTATTGCAACGTTGCAGGAAATAGCTCTGATGGAGCTATTTGGATATACAACGGCCCACAACAAGCATATGGATCTTATGTTAGTCAACCGAATTATGTATATGGCATGATTTCCGGAATGGGTGGACCACCTGTAGACTTTACTAATTTTCAGCCAGCCCCCGGGGTCGCATTATACTATGACGCAACGTTGGGTTTGGCTGCATTTAATGCCCCAGGAAGTATATGGGGCAATGGCGGAAGTCTTGGCACGTTACCTGGATACAGCGGAAGCTATATGATCAGCGGATTCTTTTTTGGAATGTAAGGACAGCATACTATGAACAAATATATTAACCCCAATGTTGTCCTTCCAACAACTGATATCTTTACAGAAGATACATTGAAACAATCTATATGGGCTGGATTTTCAGAATCAACTACATCACAGGAATTTGTAACTGCTGGGTACGTATTAGTACAAGACACAACAGAAACACAAAATGAAGGTGATGTGCTTGTTGCAGATAAAGATCAGTCTGGAAATGTTGTTGCATCATGGATGAGTCAAGCAGACTATACAGTAATTGTAAACAACAGACTTGCAGGAGCAGTTGCCAGAGCAAAGCGAAACAAATTGTTGGCAGAATGTGATTGGACACAGGCCAAAGATGTGCCTGATTTAACATCAAGCAAGTGGACAGAGTATAGACAAGCGTTACGTGATATTACTTCGCAAGAAGGATTTCCAACTAACATAAATTGGCCGCAGAGCCCATCTGGTAAGTAAGAATAGGATATTTAAATGGCTTTTCCAAGTACTCCAACTAATAATCAAATTGCTGTAGTCGACGGTATTACTTATCAGTATAACAGTGTTAAGAATGCATGGATGCGTGTAATGGTTACACCAACACAGCAAGCATTCTCGGACATATCGGTAACTAACACAGCAGTTTCTACAAGTACAACAACTGGTGCCTTAAAAGTATCCGGTGGCGCAGGCATTGCTGGCAACGTGCATGCTGGTGCAGTATACGACAACGAAACTCGTGTAGTTAGCACAAGTTCGGGCACAGGTAATTTATCAATTAGCGGTGCAAGTATTAGCTTGCCCACACACGGCCCTGGTACAAATACATACGGTAGCAGCACTGCAATTCCGGTTATTACTACAGATACACATGGACGTATTACAGCGGCAACTACAACTGGCATTAGTACCACAATTAACCTAGCAGGTACAACTGGAACTGGGTCAATAAGTGGTGGCGAAACTTTAACCTTTACTTCCACAAACGGATTCGTGGTAGCAGTGGCCGGCAACGTTGTTAGCACATCAAGTCCACAAAACCTACAAACAACAGCAAGTCCTACATTCGCAGGCATTACTACCACCGGTGCAAGTCAAGTTAACAGCACCTTGGGAGTTACAGGCATTACATCTATTACTAACTCTACCCAGAGTACTGGCGCAGGCAACGGTGCTTTAGTAGTAACAGGTGGCGCCGGAGTTGGTGGAGTATCTTATTTTGGTAACGATGTTCACATTGTGGGTAACTTGTATGTTCCTAACCTTGTTGCAACATCAACCTCAGTGCTTAACGTTACAAGTCCGTTAGTTTACTTAACAGGAGCACCGTATCCATACAACTTTGAAATTGGTATGTATGGACATTTCATTGGTGGCGGCGCCAACGTATATGGCCACAGTGGAGTAGTTAGAAATCATAATAATAACCGTTGGGTGTTCTTTAGTAACATTGCAACAGAACCTAGCTCCACTACCATTGACTTTACTGATCCTGGTGCAATTTACGATACTGTACAGGCTGGTGGATTGATACTATCAAACTCCACGGCCAGCACAAGTACAACCACTGGGGCACTAGTAGTAACAGGCGGCGCAGGCATAAGTGGTAACCTGAACGTTAACAGTGCGGGATACTTTGGTTATAATGCCGCAGCAACTACGTTGGTTAACCCAAGTATTGTTGGAACAAGTTCGAGTCAAGCAGTTAACGCCGGGCAGTTCTACGTTCAAAGTGCGTTGATTAACACCAACGCAACTGGCTCGTCTGATATTGTTGCATATCCAAACAACACCACAGATGGCTTCACTGGCTTTATGGACATGGGCTTCACTGGCAACTTGTTTGCTGACCCGGCCTATACAATTACAAAAGCCAACGATGGTTACTTATTTGCAAGTGCAAGAAGCGGTTCTGCACTTGGCGGTAACTTGGTATTAGCAACTGATAGCACAGGCACATACAACGATATTGTTATTGCTACTGGAAGTTTCTATGCAGAGTCAGAAGTTGCACGTTTCCGCGGTAACGCGAGCACAAGCGGTTACTTCCAAGTAACAACAGGTACAGCCGCAACTAGCACTTCAACAGGTGCAGTACGAGTAGACGGTGGTGTTGGCGTAACAGGTAACTTATTTGCTGGTTCATTGTATTCGGACAACTACAAGTATGCAAACGGCAATCCTTTTGTGTCTACTACAATTGGTAACACTGCTGATATTACAGCAAACGTACCAAGTGGTAACAACGTAGGACTAAGTTTAACATCTACTGGCGTAACAGCAAACACTTATGGTAGTGGTACTGCTATTCCGGTCATTACAGTTGACGCCAAAGGCCGTATTACAAACGTAACCACAGCATCAGCAAGTTCCACTATTAACTTAGCAGGTACAAGTGGCACAGGTTCTGTGTCCGGTGGCGGCACATTAACCTTTGCAAGTACAAACGGCATAACAGCAACAGCAAGTGGTAGTACTATTACTATTAGTGACCCACAAGATATTAGAACAAGTGCAAGTCCAACATTCGCTGGTGGTACATTTAACGGCAACGTAACTCGTTCAAGTCGTCCGTTAATAACTAACTTCTCTGGCAATACTGCTCCTGCTAACCCAATCCAAGGTGATGAATGGTTCCGTGGTAACACTGGCGCCATCTACAAATACATTTACGATAACGTAAGCAATACCTATAACTGGGTTAACTACAGCAGTGCGTTATATAACGCATCTACTAGTGCAACGGCTAACACACTGGCATTACGTGACAGTGCAGGTAACTTAACAGCAACTAACTTCATTGGTGTTGCAAGTTCTGCAAAATATGCTGACTTGGCAGAGATTTACGAAAGCGATACAGCGTATGAACCTGGCACAGTAGTAGTGTTTGGTGGCGCAAAAGAAATTACAGCAACAACCAAAACACACGATACTAGAGTAGCTGGTGTTATTTCTACAGACCCAGCGTACTTGATGAATAGCGAAGCAACTGGTTTACCTGTAGCGTTTACAGGGCGTGTGCCTTGTAAAGTTCACGGACCAGTTAGCAAAGGTGATGTATTAGTTGCAAGTGCTCACAAAGGGTACGCAGAACGTATGCATGATACACTATATCGTCCAGGTTGCATTTTAGGCAAGGCACTTGGCGAAGCAGCAGAAAATGAATTTACAACTATTGAAGTTGTGGTAGGGAGATTTTAATGGCTTTTCCAGTAGGTCCAACAAACGGACAACAATACACAGTTAACGGTGTTACATATGTATATGACTCTAGCTTAGGCGTATGGGACCCACAAGGTTCGGTATCTAGTGCTAGTCCTGTGTCTAGCGTAGCAGGACGCACAGGTGCAGTTACTTTATCTGCGGCTGACATTGCTACGGGTACTTTCCCTGGTGCAATATCAATGGCTAGTACATTAACAGTTAGTGGGGCAAGTACATTACAAGCAATATCAGGAACAACTGGTGCATTTAGTGGTGCAGTTACTATGTCGAGCACACTTGGCGTAACAGGTGCGTTGACAGCTGGCAGCTTTTCGGGTGCAGGTACAGGGCTATCTGGTACAGCATCTTCATTGAGCATTGGTGGTAGTGCAGCGTCTGCAACGTCTGCGGTGTATGTTTATAGAAGTACGGTTGATACAGTACCAGCGGTTGTAATTAACAGTGATGGTACATATTACGGGCACATTTCTCGTTCAGGGACACAAACATGGTGTTTAGGGTACGGCGGCGGTGTTGGTGCAGGAACAACCGCAGTCTTAAACTGGACAACTGGTGGTGTTAACGTTACTGGGTCATTAACTGCAACAACATCTGTAACAGCGTATTACTCAGATGAACGTTTAAAGAAAAAGATTGGCAAGATTGAAAATGCTCTTGACAAGATTGACGAGCTAAGTGGTTTCTTATACGTAGCAAATGATACAGCTAAACAGTACGGATACTCAGACGAAGAAGTACAAGTGGGTTTATCTGCACAAGCTGCTAAACGTGTTCAACCCGAAGTGGTTAAACCTGCACCGTTTGATACTAATGCCGATGGTACAAGCAAAAGCGGCGAGCATTACTTAACTATTCAGTATGAGCGTTTGGTCCCGTTATTAGTAGAAGGCATCAAAGAATTGCGACAAGAATTAAATAGTATTAAGCAACAACTCAAATAACCATGGCAGTTATATTAGACAACAGCGGTATTACATATAGTGATGGTACTAAGCAACCGGCATCCACAAACACGTCTGCTGATTATGGGCAATTGATTTCTATTACTGTGTTTACCAGTAACGGTACTTTTACTGCTCCTGCTAACTGTAGAGCTTTGCTAGTAAAAGTTCAAGGCGGTGGCGGCGGTTCTGCGGGACACTGTGAAGGTGGCGGCGCCGGGGGCTATACTGAGCGTTTTATCCCTGCTATTGGGCCTGGTACTACTGTAGCGGTAACAATTGGTGGTGGTGGCGGTGGTGTTGGCTACTATGCAGCCGCAGGCGATGGCGGAACAAGTAGCTTTGGTGGATACTGTTCTGCATCTGGCGGGTATGGTGCTAATAGAAACTATAGTCACACAGGCGGCCATGGCGGCACCGGCGCAGGTGGTCAAATTACAGTAGGCGGTGGTGGCGGTATTGGTCACACAAACGGATTCGGCTCATGGGGGCCGCGTGGCGTCCCTACATATTGGGGCGGGAGCTTTGGTACACGTCACAGCGGGGGTGAACAAATTGGTTCTGGTGCACCTGGCGGCGGAGCAAGCCCAGGAACAACCGGTAACGGCGGAAGTGGCAAAGCAGGTAGGTCCGGCATGGTTGTTGTTTATGCATACAGTTAAGAGGATTTTATGGCAGTAACATTAGGATCAAGCGGAGTCACATTCAATGATGGCAGTTCCCAAACTACTACAGCAGGATATGACAGAGGTAGACCCATTAGTATCGTCTCATTCACTAGTAACGGAACTTATTATGTTCCGGCAAAGTGCAGCACCATTCTTGTACAAATTGTAGGTGGTGGTGGCGGAAGTGCTGGCTACTGTGAAGCCGGCGGCGCTGGCGGATTTGCTGAAGGGGTGTTTAGTGTTAGCCCCGGTGCATCATATGCTGTTACTATTGGGGGTGGCGGCGGTGGCGTTGGTTACTACGCTGGCGCAGGGCGCGGCGGCACAAGTAGTTTCGGGTCATTGATATCTGCTACAGGCGGATATGGGGCAAACAATAATTATAGTCATGGTGGTGGTGTCGGTGGCACAGGTTCGGGCGGCCAAATTCAGCTCGAAGGCGGCGCAGGATCTGGACACGGTAACAGTGCTAGTCACGGACAACCTGCTGGCGGCGGCCCTAGCTTCTTTGGTGGCCCTGGTGGACAATATAGATCGACTACTCCGAGTAACTATGGGCCAGCATGGGGCACAGGTGCAACCGGCGGTAGAACAAATGATGGCGGGTCGGGTACAACAGGCTGCGGCGGAGTATGCGTAGTATATGCATATACATAAAGGTTAAAAATGGCAGTAACATTAGGTAGAGTAGATAACAATTTATTATCTCCGGGCACTTGGGCAGCAGGTAACGGTGGTACTGGCATCTTTAGCGCCAATGGCGACACAGGTGAACAAAACAGATACACAGGAACTAACCCATGGGGACAATCTGCATTAGTGTGGCAAACAGTACCGTCTGGCAACGGCGGTGCCGACGGTGGATGGAACACAAGTAACTTTTCAGTGGATCAAAACTCGTTGTATCGTTTTAGTGTATGGGTGAGACGTACAAGTACAACAAGTGGCGGAACCTTCTACTTTGGGCTATACGGCGGCCCGAGTGCTGTAATTAGTTTAGCAAGTGGTGCCGCCGAAGGTAATCCGTATTGGTATTATCCGGGAACAGGAGCACTTTCCCAAAACCAATGGTACTTATATGTTGGACATTGTTTCCCTCAATACCATAACGGTAACCAAGCTCACATTGATAGTGGCGTGTACACAACTGGTAGTGGTACATCAAAAGTGGGCACACTAAACGGCAACATTCCAAACGATTGTAAATGGGCCGGCGGAACTACAACTGGTGTTCATAGAACATACCATTACTATTGCGGGGATTCAACAACACGTTTAGAATTTTATTGGCCAAGGGTCGACAAGGTAGATGGTAGCGAGCCGTCATTACAGCAGCTTTTAACCACATATACCCCGGGCGATGGTGTACAATTTAGTGATGGCACAATACAAGCAACTAAGCCGCCTGGGTTGACTACAACTGATTTTCCCGACCGTGGAGACTTAATTAGTGTACAATCATTTACAGATAGCGGCACTTGGTATAATCCCGGGGCCACAATGGTACACGTTAAGCTAATTGGTGGCGGCGGCGGCGGCGCAGGGTACTGCGAAGGTGGCGGCGCCGGCGGGTACGCAGAAGGTTTCTACAACGTGACAGGCGTAGGATCGGTTGCTGTTACTGTAGGTGGTGGTGGCAGTTATGCTGCATATTATACTGCCGCAGGCAACGGTGGCACTAGCAGCTTCGGGGGCTACTTGAGTGCCAGCGGGGGATACGGCGCAAATCAAAACTACAGTCATAGTGGGGGACATGGTGGTAACAGTTTTGGTGGCGCACAATTCTCAGTGCAAGGTGGCGCAGGTTGCGGGCACATTAACAGCGTTGGACACTCAACCGCTTCTACAGTAGGCGGTAGCGGATATTATGGAGGTATCGCTGCCCATGTTAGAAATCACGGCAACCTCGGATGGAACGTACAACACAGTTTTGGCGCAGGCGCACCTGGGTCTGGCGGTGCAGCAAACGTAACAGATTGGGGTTACAGCCACCCGAGAGGGCACTCAACAGGCGAGTACGGCACCAAAGGAATGGTAACAATTTTTTCATATAGATAACGGAGATAAAAATGGCTATTAAAGGATTAATTCATATTTCAGAACCTGGCAGAATTTGTGAAATTGTGGAAGCGGGTAACGAGTTTGAAGTACATGAGTCTTTCCAATGGGTAGATCTCCCAGACGGAACAACAGTACACGACACATATAACGAAGATGGTACAATAACCAAATTTGATATCGTTCAACAACCAGGTTTTGCAGAAAATGCATATAAAGTTGCACGTGGTATTGCATATACAGATATTGGTAATCAGTTGGATATGCTTTTTAAAGAGCTTCAGGCCACGGGCACGATAAGTAATACTGGGCCATGGGCAACTCATGTCGCTAGTGTTAAAGCTGCGATACCAAAAGATGATCCTTACGCAGTTCATGAATGGAACATGCAATACTGGGAATCAATGCAAGGAAATGTTGCCCCACAATAAAAGGGTAAACTATGATTTTCAAAAAGCGGTTTTCGATCGCACACTACGATCAATTTCACGGCGAGTTTTCAAACACATATTACGAGATAATGAAAAATGCAGATCCAGTTTATCTGGAAAGTCTGCATGACATTTATTTCGGCAAGTACTTTTACTACGAATGGCAAGGCCAACAAAAGCGTGCCGGTAACCCAATGGGTGTTGAAGCCAGCGACGAACAAATTGACTATTTGTTTAAGATACAAGAAGAGCTCGGTGTAGAAATTAGCCTAACATTCAACACTGTTGAAGTCCCTCACGAAATGGTGTGGGACGAAGAAATTAGAAATCAGTTTGTTGAATGGATTGGCAGTTACTACGACAGAGGTCTGCGTAGTTGTACAATGAGCAGCGAGCATATCTTGCGTATGGGTGTACTTCAGCAGAGATGCCCGGACATGCGTTGGAAAAGTACAGTTAACCAAATTGTTGCAGACGCACAGCAGTTTATTGATTATGCGTATTTAGGTTACAACACTATTCTATTAGATCGCAGCTTGAACAGAAATATTCGAGAGCTAAAGCGTATTAAACGTGCTCAAGATTATTTAAATAGTCTTAACCCACAAAAGAAGTTAATGACTAGTTTACTAGTAGCAGAAGCATGCATTTACCATTGCCCATTTAAGAAAGAACACGACAGTGTTGGCGAAGTAATTGGAACTAACTATTTCCGCGGACCAGCAGATCTAAGTTGCAATGGGTGGCGTGGCCACAATGAGTTTGCAGAATTGCCACGCTCTGGTATTAACCTTGTTGCAGGTCAAGCAGACACCTTTAAAGAGTTTGCTGACCTAGTTGATATTTTTAAATATTCAGGTCGTTTAACGACTCCTATGTTTAAAGCAGAAGATGCAAAACATATGAAAGCAGTGTGGTATTACGACAACATTAACAAGTTTAAACAGTCAGTATCCTTTGTTGGGCAAACAGTATATGCTGATAACTTTGATGATGTCATTGAAAACAATTTAGGACCAGTGCATAACTGGATTCCTGGTTGGATTGACACACGATATACAAAAGATGATTGGCGCAAAACATATAAACCATACACTGGCATCTGGGCAACAGATCCGGGTAAGCGTCTTGAAAAAATTCTACGCACATGTCGTAACCAGTGTTGGGACTGTCACGAGTGCGAACGCACATTTGGCATGCAAGATGTTGATAGTGCATTACAGTTAAGAAAGGTTGGATAATGCATCACAATGTAAAAAGTATTTGTATCGTTGGCGGGGGTAGTAGCGGGTGGATGACGGCCGCAGCAATATCTAAGATGTTGCCTAATATTAAACTAACTCTAGTGGAGAGCCCCGGGATTCCAACAATCGGCGTAGGCGAAAGCACAATCGGGCACATTAATCAATTCCTAACAATGTTAGGCCTCAAAGATGAAGATTGGATGCCTCATTGTAATGCAACTTACAAAACCAGCATCAAGTTCATTGACTTTAGAGAAAATCCAACAGAACAGCCGCACAAGTTTCATTACCCGTTTGGTATCTTGGACTTCACAGACAAACCACGTGGCCCAATGGAATGGTTTTTAGCTAAGGCAGACGACCCATCTATACCCAATGAAAACTTTGCAGAGTTTTATCACGATGCTATCTTAATGACAGATGCAAACAAAATGACTCGTAATGAAGATTTTAAAGTCCGTGGATTTAATTTTACCAGCGACACAGCATACCATATGGATGCTGCGTTGTTTGGCGAATGGCTGCGTGACAATATGTGTTTACCTAAGGGCATGACACATGTGTTAGAAACTGTTGATAAAGTTGTACAGCGTGAAGATGACAGCATCGAAAAGATTACAACCAAAGAAGGTACAAACATTTACGCCGACTTGTTCATTGATTGCAGTGGATTCCGTAGCATTTTATTAGACCAAACCCTAAACACACCGTTTATTAGCTTCCACGACACGCTGTTAAACGATAGGGCCGTTGCCACAGTTATTCCGTACATTGATAAAGAAAAAGAAATGGAAAACTACACATCATGCACAGCAATCGAAGCAGGATGGGTATGGAACATTCCGTTATGGCATCGTATTGGTACGGGATATGTATACAGTAGTAAGCATGCAACGGAAGAGGAAGCAGAAGCACAACTCCGAAAGCATTTAAAAAGCAATCGCATGATCTTCCCGGACGCAGAACGTGCAGACAATTGCGAAGTTCGCCATATTAAGATTAAACACGGAGTGCATGAACGTGCATGGGTTAAAAACGTAGTTGGTATTGGACTTGCCAATGGGTTCATTGAGCCCCTGGAATCAACTGGCTTAATGTTAACTCACGAAGGCATTATAAAGTTGGTTAGTACCTTGCTAATGCGTAATGGCGTTGTTAGTAACTACGATGTTGATTTGTTTAACGTTGGATTCCAGGAACAGATTATTGGCTTTAAGGATTTTATTAGCCAACATTATGCGTTGAGCATGCGTAATGACACTCCGTACTGGAAAGAAGTGTCCGGGGACATATCATATTCAAGAACAATGTCCTCTATGTCGAGCTTGTCTGGTGTTTCAATACTTGATCACGATGTTAGATCATCCTCGGACCTAAGTATGCGTATGCACCGGATTCGCAAGTTTGACAATAACATGGGCGGCATTATCTACATTGCAGCAGGCATGGGATATAATCCAGTGGAGCCAAACTTCTTGCGTTATGAGGATAATAGAGTAGGCGAAAATCCCGAACTCAGACGCCAGGTATACGATAATTGGCTAAAGCATAGAGAAGAAGTTCTCAAGCACATAGACACGTTACCTACTCATTACGAGTTCCTTAGAGATAATATCCATAATAAATAGTAGATATGGCTATTAACACATTTTACAGATCCACCTACACTAGTGAAGAAGCAATATCCGGGCTAGTGTATCAACACAGTGAGTGGATTGAACATAGAACACGACTAAATCTAACAGATAATAGTTGGCCTTCTTACGGTAAGTGTGCAGTAGTTTTCGGAAACGGAATCAGCAGAAAAAAGTTTAATCCTTCTTTGTTAGTTAATAGACCTCTCAATGCTATACCACAAAAGGTTTTAAGAACTTACGGATGCAACTCAATTTATAAAGATTTCATTCCAGATTTTTTAGTAGCAACTAACAAAGATGTACTCTCAGACATCGAAGAGAATGGGATATTTTATAGAACACGTTTGTTTGTATCTAGATTCTTAAACCATTGGAATCATAATAGATACTACAACGTTCCGCAGGATCCGCCATTTAATGCTGGCGCTATTGCTGCATACCTAGCAGCATTTGATGAACACAAAAAAGTATTCTTGTTAGGGTTTGACGGCATTGACGACCCTAACGCCAGCTACAATCTGTATGACGGTGTACCGGGTTACCCTGATGCTCCCTACTCTGAAGAGTATTGGGTACGATCAATGATGGAAGTATTTACAGCATATCCTGATGTTGACTTTGTGAGAGTTATGCCAGAAGCAGGGGCTCGCATTCCTGAAACATGGAAGTATGCAGCAAACTTTAGACAGATTAACTATAACCAATTTGTTATAGAAGCTGATTTATAAAATACCTTCTAACGTTTTAATCTTCTCTAGTACACTAGCAAAGTTAAAAGTTCTCCATACACCCGGATGCAATGGCTTCGGGTGATCTTCTATGTGCGTCCAAGCATAGCCGCGATGCTCGTGATTTAGAGTTGGCACAAACTCATTGGGCACAGGTATAATGTAAGTGTGATATTCAAAGTGTGAGTTGTCACTAGTAAAGTGCTCTAGCGGAATTACTTTACTGTAAGTAACAGCGCCAATCTCCTCACGTATCTCTCTAGTCAGCCCTTGCATAGCTGTTTCGTTTGCTTCAACTTTACCGCCAACAAGCCCCCAATGGCCATTGTGCTTATTGCCATTACGCAGCAAGAACAAGTATCTTTTGGTTTGTTGACTATAAAATAGTACGCCTACGCCTACAGTATGATTGACCATTCGCCTTCTCGATATACACCCTCAACTGACTTGGTCCACGCACCATTGGCCCATTTGTATTGGATGGTGGTGTTTAAGTTAGTTACGTATTCTAACTGAGAATGGCTAGCACTGTCAAGTACAACAGACCATGAAGATCCATTATATTCAATGATGTCATTTGCGTTAGCTGACAACCCGCCCCACACTCCAACATCTGCACCAACGTCATCTAAGATAAGGTAACGTGTGCCGCTAGCGGGAGTAGTAATGCCGCTATCAACTGCCACAGACTGGGGGTTGATGATAGCATTAATTGGGGACAATGTATTTGCTGGTAATGTGTCTGAGTCCACAGTAAACAACATTACAGTAGGATCCGATGGATGGAATGCCACGGTACCAACTATCTCAGTACGTGTAGTATTGCCGGTGGTTTCGTCGTACTCGGCGCCAAGCTCAAGTCTAATTTGGCTAGTACCGTCACGTAAATGACCGTACACATCAATTAGACTGTGCCAGTCGTCGGCAGTGCCAATCTTCTCACCATCGGCATAAATCTCAGATGCTTTAATAAGTTTTAAGGTGTTGCCAACATAGATTACACCGTAGCCCATTGGCGTTAGCATCTTACGTGCAAGTAGATTGCTTTCCAATAATGAGTCTTCATTGATGTTACCATTTGCATCAAAAATACTTGTAACAACTTTCTGAATAACTCCGAGCTGTTTAACTTTAGCAGGGGCACTAATCCAAATTGGAATCTCAAAAGTCATTGTACAAATATCAATTGGTTCCTCGCCACCTTGTGGTACGCTTCGGCTAGTCCAGTTAATGTCAGTTCTAGTTACAATAGTTAAACTAGTCCAGTCGATGTAGTTGTCAGTGCTTTGAATTTCCATGCTAGGATTAAACAACACACCTAGTTGCTCAATGAGCTGTAGCTTTTGTTCAGTGTTGCTGGTCCAAATGTCTAACTTAAGAGTTAGCTTGTATGGCACCGGCATCAAACGCTCAACGGTATATGCAGTGTCCTGAGTAGTACCGTATTCTCCGGTGTCCGGATCGTAACTGCGTTGACGTAGATTTAGTTTGCTTACGTGATAGGGTTCTTGCATACGACTTTGGTCGTACGACAAACCACTAATGTAAACAGCCATAGCAGGTACAGCATTTAAAGTACTCTCACTATTACCACGCAAGATAGTTGCAGCTTGTCTGCTTGCATCACCGTAGTACACAGGAACACGTTGCAATGTTACGTTGCCATTGCGGTCCTTGCCGAACTCCACTTGGAAGTTGCTCATCATTCTGATGAACTGTGTTAGAAATCGACGGATTTGACCATCGTAAAAGAAGGCTTGTGCCATTAAATGGTCCCTTTTAATTTTTTACGATCGGCAATTTCTTGCATTCGTATTTTGTGTGCAGCTTTTGCGTCCTCAGACCATTTAGTTGATGGCTTTCCTTTTTTAGGATGTGGGGCGCTAAATTTGTATCCGCTCTTTTTATTAATAGTTTCAGTCCCGCCATTCTCTTCTCGACGTTTGGCATGCCTCTCTAGTTGAGCAACACGCATACGCTCAATGCTTTCTGGGCTATGTCTTTTATTTCCGCCAGCTTTGCGTATGTTGTACCCATTGTTAATTGAATCAAACTCATTAACATATTGTTCTTCTAATAGATTTAATTCATCTAATGTTGTTGCAGTAGCAATAACATCAAATGTAAAACTATCAATTCCGTATTTGCGTAGGGCATTATGGAAATGATATTCCTTAGTGGAATATTTTGAATGACTTAAATGCTCAGCTCTGCGTTGCAGAGGATCTTGGATAGTCTGCCCAATGTATGATTTACCATTTTCGGTATGAGTAAATTTGTAGATGTACATTAGTTATCCGCCGTTGGTCTTAGGATCTTGCTTAGACCTTGTAATGTAGTATGTGTGCCGCCACTGTTGTCAGTGTAAGTGCTAGTATCGTTAACAAAGCTGCTACGCAATGTTTGGTTATCTGTTGCACCATTTGTTAAGTTAGTGCGTACAGCATCTTCAATCTTAATCCAACGCTTGCCATCAAAACGGAACAAGCGATTTGGTACATAGTCAACCCGTAAGAAGTACTCGCCGTTGTCTGGGTGCGAAGGAAAGTTAATGCCTGTTGCAACCGGAATACTGTTTGGTCCTTTACCATCACCAGTTAAGTAACCGTGTACTTTGTCCTCTGGGGTAGTTTCAGTACCGTCTGGAAGTGTGCTGCTCTTAATGTATAGGCCGCTAGTATCGTAACCACTTTGTGGTACTGCCACTTCGGCTTGTGCAATGATAGCGTCATTGATGTTTTGGTACTTGCTGATAGTGCTTAACACATCTGCAATGCTTGAATTGGTATTGTTACCTGCTTTGATAGTATTCAAAATGTCTTTGTACTCTTGGCTATCAGTTAGAGGGTTTAACTTAACACGCCACAAGTGTGGGAACCATGTTGGGGTAAAGCCTTCGCTGGCAAACTGTGCATCACTACAAACAAAGAAGCGTTTTAATGCAACAGGAAGTTCAACGTCTAATGGGTTATAGTCGATCAAGTGTTGTAGCTCAAGTACATCACCGTTAATAATCTTACGGCCAATAGTGTCAATCATGTCGTTAATGTGAAACGTCATGAACAGTGTGCCGGTTTGTAGGAACAATCCAAATTGACTTAGGTCAAAAGTGTTGTCGCTTACTTGGTAAATGCCACGCATTGTGTAAACATCACTATCGTACTTGCGATCACGGTTTTCCAAGAACAATAAGTCCTGGATATTCATTTCACTTTGGTTTGTGTAAACAGGTTTTGTAGCGTCATTGCTTTCTGTTTGCTCAACTGGGCCCAAGTATTTGTGCAGCAGAATCCCGGTCCCGCCAATGGTATACATTTCGGATATACGTCTATCCAAAAATTTGTAATCGTTGCTGTGTCTGCCGTCTTTCCAAAGACTTAATCTAGCCATGTGTAGTCCCTAATGCAGTATTTATGGTTTGACGTTTAATCCGTTTTTATGTACAATGCAGGAATGCCACTTACACACTTTCAAAACAAAGTAAAATATGAGCGTTGCTTTGCAGAATTGCAGCAGCTAACGGACATACGTACTAAAAGCACCATGTGGAAGTTCTACAATTCAATGCGTAAGTATTGGACTGAGATGGACAATGAGATGATTGAGTGTAGAAAACGTAGCAGAAAAACAACAAAATACCTTGAACTTGAGCAAAAGTTTAACGAAAGTATTACAGTTTTTGATCAACACATGATTATTGCATGTTTGATGTACGTGTAGCCCAAAAAGGTGCTACAATAAACACATGAACACACAAGTACACTTCCGCAGCAAGACTAAACGTGAATTTATTGAGCAAGCTGTTGCAATTCTTGCACACGAGCTAAAGCTGGATAAACGAGACTTTGATCTTGATATTTGCGTTCGCAAAGGCTTGTCTAAAAAGGGCGGGTACGATGGCGCTGTGCAAAAACACGAAGCCGGCGGTTATGTGATGTTCATTGATTCTGCTCTTAAAGCAGACAAAATGATTCAGGTACTTGCACACGAAATGGTGCATTTAAAACAGTTTGTGTTGGGCCAACTACGTATTGATGTTGATGAATACGGGTTTGCTACTTACTACTGGATGGGCAAGCAAAACACTGACAAGTATTTTGATCGCCCTTGGGAAATTGACGCTTGGGCAAAAGAACGCTTGCTGTCAATTGCAGTTGAGCGTAAACTCTGGGGCAACCCAGCTTTTGAACAGGCATAAAGATGCATAAGATATATTGGACAGATAAAACAGGACGTGAGCACAGCTTATTTCGCACAGAGTTAGGAGAAGCATTAAACGTGGCTAAAGATGCCCGTGATGCAGGTGGATCCTTTGTTGTTATTGCAACAGAGAACCCTAACCAAGTTGGCAAAATGGGTGTAGACGACATTAAGGAAGGCGTACTGCCAGACGGTACTACTTACGATTGGAAGAAGCGCCGCATCTAATGGAGCACAAACAAGTCATTGTAATGCGTAAGGATCTAAATATGCGTAAGGGCAAACTAGTTGCCCAAGGCGCACATGCATCTATGGGTGCAATTTTAGGACAAATGAGCAGAAACGGTGATACCCTAGTGCTTGATCTAAATGACAAGCGTTTAGAGCCGTGGGTAACTGGAAGATTTAAGAAGATTTGTGTTTATGTAAATAGTGAACAAGAATTAATAGATGTGTATAATGCAGCAAAAGCAGCAGGACTCATCTGTTCACTCATTGAGGATGCAGGACTCACAGAGTTTAATGGTGTAAAGACCTTAACCGCTGTAGGAGTTGGTCCAGACCGTGAAGATAAAATTAACGCGGTGACTGGACATCTACCACTTTACTAAGGAATAGTATGGCTACCGTAGCCGGTATTAAGATTAAAACTAAAGCACCCCGTGAAAAGCGGGTTGCCTTCGCTGACGAAAAGTATACAGGCGGCGAACCAGAATGGAATACAGAAGAAGCTCTAAAGTTTGATGACGCAACCTTTGATCATCACCTACGCCGCAGCTTCTACTACTACAATTACCATTACAGTCAAAAGGATTGTAAGAAGCATGTGGTAGCTTGGGTGCAAAAGCCTGAGAACGAGTTTACTAAAGACGAGCTAAAAGCGTTTATTCGCAGTAGCGACCGTTCGTTGAGCATGACTGCATGCAGTCTAGTAATGGCACACAAGCAGGGCATGCCACTTAAAGAGCGTCACATTGGCTTTTTGAAGGAAGCTATCCGCGAAGCTATTAGCACAGCAGAGCCAGAAGTAGAAGTGGTAGCAGAATCTGATGCTCCTAAAGCATACGTGCCCACTATTCAGGACCGTCTAAACGAAAAAACAAGCGAACTTCTAGGCGAACTAGAAGGCATGTTTGATGACGTAGTTGCAAACAAAGCAGAAAAGTTCAAGCCATACGATTGGCTAACTGCAAACAACGTGGTACAAAGCCAGCTGGGGAAATATGAAGGACTATTCAGCAAGCGTAAAGACGAACTACTACTCGCACAGTCTAAGAAAGACGAGCAGGTACGAGAAGGCTACAGCTATCTTAAAACTGCTGACTTCAAACGAATTGTTTCCTGGATCGACGAGCTACTATCAGCGGTTGACCAATACCGAGGAGTTAAAAAGGCTACGAAAAAAGCTAGAGTCAAGAAGGCTCCTAGCAAAGAAAAGTTGGTTGCAAAGCTCAAGTACGCAAAAACTGACCCAGGACTTAAAATCGTCTCAATCAATCCTGCAGACATTATTGGCTCAAGTGAACTCTGGGTGTATAACACTAAGACGCGAAAACTTGGAAAGTATGTGGCAGCAAGCTACCAGACACTTTCAATCAAAGGGACGAGCATTGCGGGGTTCGACACAGACAAGTCCATTAGTAAAACTCTACGAAAGCCGGACGAAAAGCTCAAGGAGTTTGCAAAAGCCGGAAAGATACAGCTTCGCAAATTTATTGAAGACATTAAAGCAACGGAAACTAAACTAAATGGTCGGATCAGTGAAGACGTTGTCCTACTTAGAACCGCCTAATACTAAGCCCGAGTTCACGTCACGCTTGGAACGCGAGTGCGAGTGGATAGCCAACAAGATTAACCAAATCACGTTGACTAAACTGCCCAAACGTCCCGGCGCTGTAGCAGAGATTCGGGACTTAGAACGGCAGCTACGGCATCGTGAGCTTGAGCTAGCATACAAAGGCCCCGAGTGGGCCAAGTATGAGAAGTACGGTATTTGGGAAAGCCTAAGTAGATAAGTCCTGACAGTAATAAATACTGTAACAGGACTTTTCTATGGCCACACAAGATACCAGCATCTATGATGACAAAGGCAATTTAATTACAGACACGCTGTTCCAAGCAAATACAGGAACAGGATCTGGGCATATTGCATATAACTCCAACGAATACGATAGCGCCAACGCTAAACGTGCGGAAATTACAGACTACATTCGTATGCGTTTAGCAGACGGCATTGTAGACGTTGAACTAGACAAAGAGCACTACGAAATGGCGATTAACCAAGCGTTAATCAAGTACCGCCAACGTAGCAGCAACGCAGTAGAAGAATCGTATGCGTTCTTAAAGCTATTGCCCGAAACACAAGAGTACATTCTTCCCAAGGAAATCATTGAAGTACGCCAAGTTAACCGTCGTGGTATTGGTAGCGTAAGCGGTACAACTGCCAGCCAGTTTGAACCATTTGCTTCTGGTTACCTAAACACATACATGCTGGTAGCAGGCCGTGTCGGTGGACTTGTAAACTACGAGTTATTTACACAGTACCAAGAGCTAGCAATGAAGATGTTTGGTGGCTTTATGAACTTCTCGTGGAACCGCACAACTCGCAAGCTAACAATTATGCGTAAAATGCCATTCCAGGGCGAAGGTGACACTAACTTTGATGCAGCAGAATCATGCTTGCTATGGTGCTACAACTATAAGCCAGATTGGATGCTGTTTAACGACCATATGGTATTTCCTTGGTTACAAGAGTACGCATACAGCTTTGCTAAACGTATCCTAGGTGAAGGCCGTAGCAAGTTTGCAAGTATTGCTGGCCCACAAGGTGGCACAACTCTAAACGGTGCTGCATTGCTTGCAGACGCTAAAGAGGAACTAGCAGCTTTAGAAGAGGAATTAAAACGATTCCAGGACGGCGGCATGCCAATGACATGGATTACTGGCTAATGAGAGCAACTGAGTTTATCACAGAAGCACCGTTAACTGATTACGTGCCGCTCGGGGACTTTAACAAGCCCGGTCCGTTTAGAAGCAAAGTTGATAAAAAGCTAGTTACACATCCAACGGCTCAGTTAAAGACTGCAAAGTTCTTTGAACAAACACCTTACGACTTCCGCTTGTTCTTCTCTAACATTCCTGGCACTGCAAAAAGCACAGAACTCGGCGCAGTAGATGAGGCAACGGTGCGTAGTATATTTGGTGCTGCTGCGGATCAAATCCTAGAAGGGCACGAGGATGCTATTACTGTGGTATTCTTGGGCAACTATGGCGATCAAAGAGTTATGATGACTCCGTGGATCATGGCACACAGAATTGGGCATGCTATCCAGGCTACTGGAAGACGCAAGGGCATGGATCAATGGCGCACAGTTGAGCAACACTTCTTTAAAGCTATTAACCAAAAGCTAGCAGAAGTATACGGTAAACCAATCGCACGTGATATGCACAGTTATTATCTTGACTATCGTAGATCCAGTGAATACAATGCATTGTTTAATGCCATTGGTACACAGCGTAGCAGTCGTGAAGGTCAGATTAACCGTCCATACGAGTTTATGTACGAGATGTTTGCACAGTACATTCAAACAGGCACAGTTACACTAAACCCATTCCCGGCACAACTAGGATATGGCAGATACGTATTTGGCAATCAGTCACAAATGAAAGCTCGCGGTGATGACGACTTGAAGCAAGCTGCCGAAACATTGGGCTACGATATGCAACTGTTATTCGGTGATGTTCTGAGTATGTGCAACGGACAAATCTTCCTAATGTAATTGACTTTGTTACAGCAATATGTAAAAATGCTCCTTATTGGGGCATTTTTTATGATTATAGGGATTACAGGTTTAATAGGATCGGGCAAAGATACAGCAGCAGACTACTTGGTTAACTTTCATGGGTTCAAGCGTGAGTCATTTGCAGCAACGCTAAAGGATGCTGTTGCCCAAGTGTTTGGGTGGGATCGAGACATGCTAGAAGGCCGCACAGATCAAAGTAGACTGTGGCGCGAAGAAACGGACTTGTGGTGGTCACAGCGTTTAGGCATGCACATTACACCACGTTGGGTACTGCAAAACTGGGGCACAAACGTTCTAAGGGCACACTTCCATGACGACATTTGGATTGCTAGCTTAGAAAACAAACTGCGTAATAGCAAAGACAACATCGTTATCACAGATTGCCGTTTCCCTAACGAGATTACTGGACTTAAAGCACAAGGTGCCAGGATGCTTTGGGTTCAGCGTGGTATTATTCCACATTGGTATGCTATTGCAGAGCAAGCTAACAGAGGCGACACTAAAGCACAAGAATGGTTATCTAACGAAGGTATCCATGCTAGTGAGTACAGTTGGGCAGGAACACAGTTCGATTCGGTGATTGATAACAATGGTACCATTGATCACTTGTATAAGCAACTTAAAGATCAGGTTGCTTAAAAGTCTGGGACAATTGGGGCTTCCTTCCACGAAGTTGGACTATTCATAATTTCTGCTCTGCAATTTAAGCAAACAGATCGGAGATTGACCCAATTATTATTTTTTAAGTTTCCGTCGATATGAAATACTGTAATTTGTTTTGATGGTAACTTAGATTTAAACCCGCATTTTTCACAAGAATGTTTTTTCTTATACCCAGATAGAGCCCAGCCTGGTGTGTGCTTTACTGATTTTCCGAGACGTGTGCAGATATCGCATAGCTTTCGGTAGTATGTTGTTCCATTTTTAATGCAATTGATAGCAACTGGGCGCTCCTTGCATACAGGACAATCTGTCCTGATTGATTCCTTTTTAGAAACGCCGCTAGCACTGTTTGTACGGTTGTAATAAAGCGTATTGTTTTTTGCATCAACCTCTGTTAGAAATTTTTCTTCAGATTCTCTAAGGCTTTCAATGTCACTAGCGAACGCAAGAATTTTTCGTGTAAAGTGCTCTGCCCCTAACTGATTAAAATCCTTTTTAAAATCAACCCCACTACCCCAATATATGTCTTTAGAGTCGCCAATGTGGCTACCGATATATTTTTTTCCGTTTAGATTGTTGGTTGTTTCGTACACAAAGCCTAGTTTAGACATATTAATCTCCTTTTGGTGCTAAGGTATTTATTAAGGGCAGCATAACAGCCCGTTTTATCCAAAACCTGGTAAATATTGATATCGTGTAACATAAAGGAAAAAAGATTATGGCACTAGTATCTCCAGGTTTACAGTTAAGTGTAACCGACGAAAGTCAATACGTACCAGGCGCAGTTGGTTCTGTACCATTGGTTGTATTGGCAACAGCTCAAGACAAAACAAATCCTGCAGGCGCAGTAGCCGCAGGTACTACAAAGGCAAATGCCGGTAAATTGCAAGCATATGCTAGCCAACGTGAGTTGGTAAGTGCTTTTGGTTATCCTGTATTCCAACAAAGTAGTGCTGGTACAGCTCTACACGGAGACGAACGTAACGAATTTGGTTTAATGGCAGCTTACTCTGCTTTAGGCATTAGCAACCGCGTTTATGCTATCCGTGCTGATATTGACTTAGCACAACTAAATGCAACAGCTAACCGCCCAACTGGTATTGTTGCTGATGGTACATACTGGTTTGACTTACTAGACACCAATTGGGGTCTAAACGAATGGGATGCTACAGCAAGTGCATTCGTTAAAAAGTCTCTATTAGTTATTACTGACTCTACAAACCTAACCAACGTTAGCGGAGTTAACTACCCAACATCTAGCGTAGGTGACATTGGTTCTTATGCAGCGGCCCTAAGTCCTGCAAACAGCGGCGCATACACTGGTCACGTTTGGAACGTATTCAAGAAGTTGTCTGACAACTCTTGGGCCAAAGTTGGTGACCGCACATGGATGGTAGACCAACCGACTATTGTTGGCGCTAACGGTTCTGTAGCTAGCCCAGTTGAAATCCCAATGTCCACACCAGCCGCTGTATTGCGTATTAACGGTGTTGATGTTACTGTTGGTGCTACTGGTGTTGACAAGAGCTTAAGCGACATTGTTAATGCTATTAACACAGCAGCAATCGCTGGTGTTACAGCCCGCGGAGTTAATGGCAAGTTGCAACTATTAGCAACTGACTTAGCACAAAGCGGCGGCCCATCTGCATCTGCAGACGGCAAGATTATCATTGCAAACACAACACAAACTCCGTTAAGCAACTTAGGTATTGCTGCTGGTACTTACTATCGTCCAACAGTTAGCTACGGTTCTTATGTTGCAATTCCAGCATGGAGAAGTACCGACTCTGCACCACGTCCAACAGGTAGCGTATACTTGAAAACTAGTGCAATCGGCGGCGGCGCTGATGTTGTAATTAAGAAGTACAGTGCAGGTACAGACACATGGACTAGCCAAGCTGCTCCATTGTACAACACACCATCTGATGCTATCTATGGAATGGATCCAAGTGCAGGCGGCTTTAACATTGGCGCAGGTACAGTGTTTGTGCGTTTCGACACAAGTGCAGACGGTACAGTAACATTTAAGCCATACGTTCGCCGTGTAGCTGGTGCAACTAAGATCGTTGCAGAAGTAACAGATACTGCAAACCCATTTACTTTAAACAATACATTTACTTTGTACACTACATCTATTGGTGAGTCTACATACACAGCTTACAACATTCAATTGGGTGGTACAAGCCGTGCAGCGTTTGTTTCTGCTGTTTTGGCAGCAAACATTCCTGAAGTAACAGCAGCAGTTGAAACTACTGGCGCTATCAGCTTGACACACAAGTATGGTGGTGTTATCCGTTTAGTTAACACTGTTGGTACCCCAGTTACTGATGCAGGTTTCACATTAAGTGTAACAGGCGTACAAGGCAACGCAGCAGAAGAATTAGAGTTGAGCACCTGGGAGCCTCTAACATACACATTCAGCGTAGTTGAGCCAACACAAGATCCAGTCGATGGAACATTGTGGTACTATGGTTCTGCAACCGATGTTGACATTATGATCAACACCACCACAGGATGGAAAGGTTACCAGCAAGAACTAAGTGATGCTCGTGGTTACGACTTGAGCGTAACAGACCCATTGGGCGTTATTGTTAGTGCAAGCAAGCCAACAACACAAACTGACAGTTCTGCTCTAGTAGCAGGTGACTTGTGGTTAGACACAAGCGACTTAGAAAACTGGCCAGCATTGAGCCGCTACACTGGCACAACTTGGGCAAAGATTGATAACACAGACCAAATTGGTCAAAACGGTATCGTATTTGCTGATGCACGTTGGGGCACAGACGGAAACGTTGACCCTATTAGCAACAGCATGCCATCTATTGTTGATTTGCTAACAAGCGACAACTTAGATTTGGACGCACCAGATTATCGTTTATACCCACGTGGTACACTATTGTTTAACACACGCCGTAGCGGGTATAACGTTAAGCGTTTTGTTAATGAGTACTTCACTGAAGCTAACTTTGCAAATGGCCCATTGCCAACTGTTGCAAGTGCTTGGGTAAGTGCAAGTGGCTTAAAGGATGATGGTAGCATGTACGCAGGCCGCCAAGCACAACGCCATATGGTTGTTAGTGCATTGAAGGCAGCTATTGACGGAAACTCAGCAGTACGTGAAGACCAATATGGCTTTAACTTAATTGCAACCCCTGGTTATCCAGAATTGATCAGCAACATGGTTGCATTGAACAATGACCGTGCTAACACAGCATTCATTATCGGTGACACACCATTCCGTTTAGCACCAAACACTATTGACTTAGTGAACTGGAGCAACAACACTGACAATGCAACTGGCTTGTCTACAAATGACCCATACTTGGGCGTTTACTATCCAGGTGCTGCACAAACTAACGATGTACAAGGTAACACTATTGTAGTTCCACCAAGCCACATTGCATTGCGTACATTCCTACACAGTGACAATTTAAGCTATCCATGGTTTGCCCCAGCAGGTACACGCCGTGGTATGGTAGACAATGCAACTAGCGTCGGATACATTGATTCTACAACTGGTGAGTACAACCCAATTGGTGTTAACCAAGGTCTACGTGACAGCTTGTATGAAAACAAGATCAACCCAATCACTAACTTGCCAGGCGTAGGTTTAGTTGTATGGGGTCAGAAGACTCGTAACCCATTTGCAAGTGCAATGGATCGTGTAAACGTAGCTCGTTTAGTGAACTACATTCGTACAATCCTTGCTAGCGTTGGTAACGGCTTCTTGTTTGAACCAAACGACAAGATCACTCGTGATCAATTGAAGACTATCATTAGCGGTGCTGTTAACGACTTAGTAAGCAAGCGTGGCGTGTACGATTACTTGGTAGTTTGCGACGAAAGCAACAACACACCAGAGCGTATCGCTCGCAATGAGTTGTATGTGGATATTGCTATCGAGCCAATGAAGGATGTTGAGTTTATCTACATTCCAATTCGCTTGTACAACCCAGGTGAAGTCGCTAAATTAGGCGCATAAAGTAGGTATATAACGGGGCTGTAATGGTCCCGTTAACTTACCCAAAATTAGGTAAATACCTTAACAGGAGAATAAGATGGCAGTATCGTCACTAACAAGATTAACAGTACCATTAGCAACTAACCAAAGTGCATCAGCACAAGGTTTGCTAATGCCAAAACTAAAATATCGCTTCCGTGCGACATTCGAAGGTTTTGGTGTAAGTGCTGACAAACGAGTAGAATTAACAAAACAAGTCGTGGATATTAAGCGTCCAAGCGTAAACTTTAACCCAATCACATTGGATGTTTATAACAGTAAAGTTTATTTGCAAGGCAAGCCTGAATGGCAAGAAACTACAGTCAACTTACGTGACGATGCTGCTGGCAACGTTAGCCGTATGGTTGGTGAACAGATTCAAAAGCAATTCGACTTTGCGGAACAAAGTTCAGCAGCTTCTGGTATCGACTATAAGTTCTTGTTACGTTATGAAGTATTAGACGGCGGCAACGGCGCAAATGAACCTAACGTATTAGAAACATGGGAATTGTATGGTTGCATGATTAGTCAAGTTGACTACGGCGACATGGCATACAGTTCTAATGACCCTGTGCAAATTGCACTAACATTGCGTTTCGACAATGCAGTACAAACTCCGACAGGTGCTGGTGTTGGTACACTAGTTGGACGTACATTAGGTACAATGGTAACTGGTTAATCCCAGATGACAAAACTCAAGCCCGGTTTCGACCGGGCTTTTTTGTGGCTAAATAGTTTATAAGAGGATACTATGAGCATTAATCAGTTTTTACAACAAGTTGGAAAAGGCGACCAAATTAAGGATTTCCAACATGCTAGTAAGTTGTTTGTTGGAGACAACTTCAAGCTGGCTCCTCGTCAAGGATTTTTGTATCATGTGTTCTTTGATTTAGCACCTGAGTTTTCGGCTAAGTTTGGTCGCAATCAACAAGTAGAAGCAGGCATGCTAGTAAAGATGATAGACTTACCGAAGTTTACAATCGATGCCAAGACACTAAACAGCTACAACAAACCAAACATTGTACAGACTAAAATCAAGTACGATCCAATCAACATTCAATTCCACGACGATCATGCAGACGTTGTGCGTGGATTGTGGTTCCAGTACTTTAGTCACTTCTACCGTGATACAGACTTAGGTTATCAAGGCCCGGATGGTGTTATTAATCCTGGCTACAGACAAAACACAAAGTATTCTCCTAGAGAGAATAACAATTGGGGTTACTCACCAAAGACGCCAAACACGCATCCAATTAATGCTGTTCGGATATACAGCATGAGTCAGAAACGCTTTGCTGAATACACACTAATTAACCCGATCATTACAAGTTTTAAACACGGTCAACATACAGCAGCATCTAGCGATCCTTTGCAGCACGAAATGACACTGTCCTTTGAAACCGTGCTTTACGGTGCAGGATGGGTAAGCAAGAATACAGTGCAAGGCTTTGCTGATATCCACTACGATAACAGTCCAAGTCCATTAACGCCTGCAGGTGGCGGAACAAAGAGTATTATTGGCCCAGGTGGCTTACTTGATACAGCTAGCGATGTTGTTAGCGATCTTGGTAAAGAAGGTGGCAGTGCAAGTGCATTCTTTAAAGCATTCCGTGGATACCAAAACCTTAAGAATACAAACTTAGCGGCTGTTGCTAAAGCAGAGCTAACACAAATGGGCACAGACATGCTACGTGGTAACAACCCGTTGAACAGATTGTTTGTGCCAAACGGTGGCAACTTAGCAGACGGTAGCCCAATTTATCAGTACAACAAAAGTAGTGGTAAAGGAAATGGGTCCGCAGGCAATGGCGCAGGCGGCGCAACCAGCAACGGAGAGAAAGTTGGATCCACATTTAACATGGGCGTTGCAGGAACAGTACTTGGCGGATTAGGAGCAAGCGTACTACTTGGTAAAGGTGGTGGCTTAGGCAGCATTGCAGCAGTCGGGGGTCTTGTTGCTGGTGCTGGCGCTCTTAACAAGCTATTAAAAGTTAATCCAACAACTGGCGCAGTTGAATCAGTATCAACATTGCCAAGCAAAACAGCAGCAGAAACACAATTGGGCAACATGCCTAACAGTGCAGCCAACACATACATGGACAGCTATTTAGATAGCCCAGATGCAGTAGCAGGAGCGTCTAACGTTGCACTAAACGACGAACAAGCTCAGTATGATTATGCAGATGCAGACATGCCAACTAACCCGGCACTTGAACCTGAACTTTTATCAGATGAAGGAAATCCAATTGACGAAACTCAATTATATCCGTCGCCAGAAAGTGAAGCAGAACAATTAATGGCTGATGCTGAATCTAGAGCACAAGAGGATAATCTAACAATGGGCGAGGACAATAGTGACAGCGCCACAAATCAAAATGACTTAGACGGTTGGGACTTTTAATGACAACAGGAACAGCAACTAACTTAGGGGCAGTAGATCAATCAGTAAATGACAATACTGACCCTAATAGATATTTTAACAACTACTTTGAACCTACATTTACTGTAAGTCCAAACGTAGATGCAGCTATACTATCTTACTTTGAAGAAGTATCTTACAACACAGAAGCGGCTAAAGCGTTGGCAAGTGCAGTTATCTACACAAGCAAAAGCCAAGGGGTTAACCCAATGCAAACTCTGCAAGAGTTTACTAAGCTACCAAAGGGCGAGCTAAACTCATACTTGGTTATGTTCTTAAATATGCAACGTAAAGGTACTAGTTACTTAGGTATTACTAATCAACCTATTACAAACAAGTACGTTAACCGTGCAATTCTACCATGAGTAAGTACGCAAATGGCAAGTTCCAAATGAAGAACCCAGAGAAGTATGTGGGGAACAAAACACCCACATACCGTTCTGGGTGGGAATTTGTATTCATGCAGTTTTGTGATAACAATCCTGCAATTCTTCAATGGGCAAGCGAAGCAATACACATTAACTATCGTAACCCACTAACAAATAAAAATACAATCTACGTGCCGGACTTTCTAATTATCTATACTGATAAGACTGGGCAAAAGCATGCAGAAGTAATTGAAGTAAAGCCCACTAAAGAAACAACCCTTGAAGCAGCAGGTCGTAGCACAAAAGCTCAAGCGGCAGCAATTGTTAATATGGCTAAATGGGAAGCAGCCAGAGCATGGTGTAAGAATCAGGGCCTTGCTTTTAGAGTCGTTACAGAAAACGAAATATTCCATCAAGGAAAATAAAACAGTAAATACTTTACTGTGCGCCGCAGTGGCGCTATCTCTGCTGCACTCCCCTACTAATAAATGATAAAAATTGATTATACAACTCTAGCTAAAAATCCAACGCTTGGTTATTACGAAATTGGTAACAAAGTGTATTGGGATAAAGCAAGTGCCCTAATGGAAGGGACTAAGCAAGGACTTCAGCACGATGATATCCACTGGAATTTCAATGATGCTGAATTTGGAAATTTCAATTGGGAAGAAGAGCCACCGGGAGATATTAGGGATTACTACAATGCCCGAGCTCGGGAAATTCGTGAAAAGTACGATTACCTGATTTTAAACTGTAGTGGTGGCGCAGACTCAACAACAATGCTTTATGCCTTTATAAATCAAGGACTACATGTTGACGAAGTATTTGTTCGACATGCAACATCGGGCACCAACAACTATGGAGCGTCTGACCTAAATTTTAGTGCTAGCAATGAATTTAGTGAATTTGAGTTTGCAGCCTTGCCTTTGCTAAAGTGGCTCAAAAATGCTAGCCCGAACACAAAGATAACAGTACACGATTTCAGTGCAGATATTATTAACGATGACCTAACGTGGGACGAGAATTTTATTCATTGGTGCGGCGACTATGTTACTCCTGGGTGCGTAGTAAGGTACACTCATGCAAGTCAGAAAGAAAGTTTAGATCTATTTGACAAAGGCAAAAAAATTGGTATTATATTTGGCATTGATAAGCCCAGAGTGTTTATTGATGAAGAAAACAAATTCCAGCTAATGTTTGTTGACCGTGCAACACATTCAGCGACACCAGCAGCAGTACAAAACGGATACAATAATACAGAAGTGGAATTGTTTTATTGGCACCCAAATGCCATGCAACTGTTGGCCAAGCAGTGCCATTTAATTAAGCGTTGGCTAGAGTACCCACAGAACAACCGTTTCCGTTATATGTTTAACCGATTCTGGTTAAGACGAACTAGTAACAGAACAGCGTATGAATCGTTGATTAAAGGGATTATCTACCCTGACTATGATTTATCAACGTTTCAGTGCGATAAACCTATTAGATCAGTATTTCAAGAATGGGATTACTGGATTAACAACTTTAAAGACAGTGCAGGCTACAAGACCTTTATGCGAGGAATGATGCACTTGTACAAGAACATTGACCATCAGTTTCTAGCCATAAATGCAACTGGGCTGTCTGGTATGCAAAGCAATATATCCGGGACTTCATGGGAATATAAAATCTGCACCAGTAATTTTTATTGCTTGGGCAGCATGAAGGAAGAAATTGTATTAGCGGTGTAATGTATAAAGAAATTGATAAATAAATTAGCAATGTTAGCATGGCTAACAACCACATTCAACCGCCTTCTGTAACGGGCACCCCCTGCTAGCAACAACTTTCTAAAGGAAAAATAAATGACACAAGCAATTAAAGTACGTTGGGTATTAGCACACGAACCTATCGAGTTGTTCATTCGTGCAGCAAAAGTATTCGCAGCCGAAGTAGAAGCAAAAGCACCCGGCAAATTAGATATCGAAGTTATGACAATGAGTGAATACTCTACCAAATATAACGACGGTGTATTAGTCACTAAGCATGAGCTAGTAGACTTACTAGACAGTGGCAAAATTGAAATGAGCCAAACTTACACAATCACATTGGGTAAAGTTAACAAGGACTTTTTCGCACTAGACTTGCCATTCTTGTTTAAAGATCACGACCATGCAGGCCGTGTTTTTGAAGGCGCAGTTGGTAAGCAATTACTAGACAGCTTACAAGAAAGTAAGAAGATCAAAGGTCTAGCTTTCACATACAGCGGCGGCTTCCGTATTATTCCTGGTAACGAGCCAGTGAGCAAGATCGAAGACTTACGTGGTATGAAAGTACGTACCAGCTTTAGCCCTGTTGCTATTGACACATTCAAAGCAGTTGGTGCAGATGTAGTCCCAATGGAACTTGAAGAACTAACTACCGGGCTAGAACAAGCCGATGTCGCAATCGGTGAAAGCACTTACCCACGTGTATATGCACTAGGTCAAGACAAGGTATCCAAAGTTATTAACCACACTGAACACAGCTTGTTCTTGACAAGCATTTTAGTTGGCAGCGACTTCTGGTCTACACTAGATGCAGACTTGCAACAAGTAGTAGCAGATGCAGCTCTAGTAGCAGCACGTCACGAACGTGAGTTGAGCATTGCTGACATTGCATTGGTTCAAGACCGTGCAACAGCAGACGGCATTGAAGTTGTTAAAATGGATGCAATTGAACAAGCTCGTTTTGCAGAAGCAACACAAGGTGTTTATGCCAAGTACCAAGACTACTTTACCGCTGGTCTAGTAGACAGCATCAAAAAGCAGTAATATACCCTGCTCAATAAAAGGACCTTCGGGTCCTTTTCTTTTAAATACACTATGAACGTAAAATTACAGTCTGGGAAATTTACCAATAAACTAATAATAAACAGCAAAACCGATGAGCCGGAATATGTATTATTGTTTATTCCGGGTGGTACAAAAGTCAATCACGTGCCGTTCCATCTAGTAACGTGGTGGGTTGAACAAAAAGTAGACGTAGCAGTATTTGACCATACAGAAAATTTTGTCGAAATGCCAGCAAGGTTCCGGTCTAGTAGAGATCGTCGATCAATGCTGTTAGATGCTATTGAATTTTTAGCAGACAAGTACAAATCGAAAAATATAGTATGCTTGGGTCATAGTTTTGGCGGCATCGAAGCTGCTCATTTAGCAATGACAGGAAACGATAAAATCAAGAAAGTAGTGATCAGCAATGGCACATGGGTAAACGATCCATCGGCGAGTTTTTTCTGTAAAGACGGCGATATACGAAACTTCAATGGCGCCGAAGTATCAATCCCAACACTCATAGTTCATCACGCAAACGATTTAACTAAAATGTGTCCTTACTCAATTGCCGAGCAGCACATGGAGCACTTGCCAGGGATTACAGTTCTAAATGGATTCCCTCATTTGGGAATTTGGGAAACTGATGCAGGCCCCCACTTTTATACAGGGCAAGAAGCAGCGGTGTTTGATAACATACATAGATGGTTTAAAGACGAATCGCACTCAAAATATATTGGGTAAATACATTATGACTAAAAAATTAGAATCCCTATTCAATTTACCGGAAGTTGGCGAAGGCGCAACTAGCGAAGAAGTTAAACAGGTAATTGAAGAAAACCGCGACATCATCACTCAAGTGGACGAAGCTATTGACAAAATTGATGCAGCACTACCGGGAATCACAGACTTAGATTCAATTGACGCAGATTTAGACGAGTTAGCAAAGTTAGCAAAGGACAAAGCAGAAGACCTATTAGATTTAGGGATGAATGTTGATCCACGTTTTGGGGGTGTTATTTTCCAAACTGCAAGCCAATTATTAGGGCACAGCATTGCAGCTAAAACAGCTAAAATGGATAAAAAGCTAAAGCAGATCCAATTGCAATTACAAAAAGCCAAGTTTGACCATCAGGTTAAAAAGGATTCCGGTAAAGCTGAGGAAGAACCGGAAGATGGCAAAGGAATGCTACTAGATCGTAACGCTTTACTAGCGTCTATCCTAGAAAAGTCTAAGAAACAATAAATATACAATAGAGGAATTCGCGATGAAACCATACCAACAATATGTGTTTGAGCTTAACAAATCATACGATTACACTGTTAAGATTGCAGGCACTAACCCGCAAGGTGACGTTATGGAGCGTATTAAAAACGCTTTAAACGCTCACGACTTAGAAAGCGTATCCAGCCCTAAGAGCATGCCTATTCAGGAACACCGTGAGTTTCCTAAAATGGGTTCATGCGAATGCTGGATCTTTGAAGTAACAATTAAGTACCCAACCACCCCAGAACAATTACGTCAACTTATTAAAGAACGTGCTGGCATTAACGCTGATTGCGTTTGTGTATGGCCTAAGAACCAACGTGACTTTAATGAAGAATTTGAAGCACATGGCAAGGATCACGAAGGTGCGTTGCTAGATCAACCAGAGTTAAAAGCAGATGAAGGCGGACAAGAGCTTGTTGGACAAGCACGCCGCGACAGTATGCTAAAAGAGCTATCTAGCCGCACATACGAATTCGCTGCAAAAAGCGAAGCAGACGGCAAAACAATGGACGCATCTCCTGCAGGCACTGACAGTCCTGTTGGCAGTAAACAAGTTAAATTACCGACACCACCAAAAGGATCAGTACGATGAGCAACAGTAACGGAATGTACAACGTTCTAAACATCTTTAAGAAATTAGAACCTACACAAGAACAACAGGTTAAAGCAGAAGCACAATCAATTTACGAAAGTGTTGAAGCTAAAGGGTCTATCCTTGAAGGCGTAAAAGGCGTTGAGGAAAAACTAAACGAAAAGTACATGGGCTTTAAGAAAGTTGCAGCAGCAGCTAAAGCCGGTGGTGCAGAAAACCCAGAAGCCGTTGCAGCCAGCATTGGTCGTAAAAAGTATGGCAAGAAAGTATTCCAGAAAGCAGCAGCGTCTGGTAAGAAAATGCGTGAAGGCCAAGTTGATCAAAACAACGACGGAAAGCATGATTTTGAAGACGTTAAAGTTGCTAGAATGAAAGCAGCTCTTAAGGGCAAGAACAAAGGCGAAGAACAAGTTGACGAAATGTTTGCTTTTGATACCAAGCCAGGTAAAAATACAGGCAAGCCAGATGAGTTAGCTCGTCGTGCTAAGTTGGGCAAAAACCCATTGGCTAAAGGTAGCCCTCATGCTAGTGAGTACAAGACAAAAGGCAAGTACGGAAATGCTTATGACGTTGCTGGCCCTAAAGGTGTATTGCCAGAAGGTGAACGTGAAGATAATCCACGTATTCCTGGAACAGATAAGACAGCTAAGTCTCGTTACAATCCAACAAACAAGCCTGCTCCAGTTAAGAAACTAGACAAGCCAACTGACAAGTTTGACAAGATCAAGAACGAAAGCCGTACACGCCAAATCGCGGAAGGCATTAACTTTGCTGAAATGATGCGTGAAACTGATAATGGTATAGCTGAAATGTTGGGCGAAATTCAGTCTGATATTGATTCTTTCAAGAAGACTGGACATTGCAGTGACAAGTTAGAAGCATTCTTGAAGATCCACAATCACGGTAAGCGTTTGATGGGCGAAGCAGTTCCAAAAGGCGATAGCTTTGCTCCACAAGATGCAATGGCTTTAGCTAAACCAACTAAGCCATTTGTACCAAGCCGCACACAAGGTACACCATCTATTTTAGATCGTGCTAAGGACGCTGTTGGTTCTGTTGCTAGCGGCATTAACAAAGTTATCGGCCACGGCAGCGATGAAGAATTGTTAGCAGACTTGCGTAACAAGAGTACCTTTGAAGATGCTGAACTAAATGAATTAGCACGTTTAGCTGGTCTAACTGAAAACTGCGAAATGACAATCGGCCAAGGCGCTATGGATATGGAAGAGCAGCAAGGTCGCATCAACGTTAGCACAAACGCTAGCACAGATGGTAACAAGAACGTTACTATCACAGCAGACGGCGATGCAGCAGATCAACTAATGTCTATGCTAAAAATGGCAGGTATGGGTGACAGCGAAGCACATGCTCGTTTAGCAGCTGAGCCAGAAGCAATCGAAGTTGAAATGGACGAAGCAGAAGAGCAATATGCTAACGCTCCGGAAGAGTGCTATCAAGGTCAAGATGTAATTACACATCAAGGTCAAGATATGAACCGTGAGAAGAAGCAGTTTGCTGGTATGCCAAAAGCTGGCGATAACCCAATGGCTACACCACAGTTGCAAGCATTAGAAAGCATGGACCCAATGGATGACATGGGCCGTCGTTTAATGCGTGAATACCAATCTCTAAAGCTAAAAAGCTAAAATCTTTTGGGACGGGAGTTAATGCTTAAATATTTCTATGGATAAAACAGACTTTTCGTCAGTCGATCACATTGAATATTATTTAGGCAAAGAAACACTCCCGAACTTGCATTGGAAGACTGAGATTCCAGCACAGTGGAATATTCCTGCTAGAACAGACACTGGAATATTCCACACTGATAAGGTTAAAAATGCAACCATTTCTACACCATTCAATGAAGTCGCGTACACTTTTAATAACTTAGGTTACAGAAGCAACTTCGATTTTACAGACGATCTTAAAAACCAAAATGTTATCTTGTTACTTGGATGTAGCGATGCTTTTGGTTTTTTGCTTGAGTATCAATATACTTACGCCAACATCTTAGAAAAAACACTAGGTAAAAATTTTACTATAGTAAACCTATCAGTTGCTGGTGCAAGTCCTGATATGGCTGTTAGGATTGGTACGCAAGCAATTCAGCATCTAGGATCTGCGGTAAAGCATGTTTGCATGTTATGGCCGATGTTTTCACTGCGTGAATTTGTAAGTAAAACATTTTCGTCGGGTGTACATGTATTAGGCGAAGCATCATTGCCGTACAAAGATTGGTGGGATCATGTCGATTGGGTAAGTAACAATTACAATTTCCAAAAGAATCGAGCGTTAATTACGTCAGTTACAGCAGCAAACAGCGCCCAGTATCATGAGCTAATTTTAAATCGCAAAGACGGAAAAATTCCATTTGATGTTATAAACAATCCGCCATATACTGCCCTTGGAAAAAATTCCCACACAGCGATAGCTAGATTTTTTATTAAAAAAATAAAACAGGCCCCGAGTTTCTTTGAAACATGTACGCAATCGTAGTTTAAATTGGTAAAACACTAATATGCCCTATTAGTACGAAGGTTCGACTCCTGCCCGATTGCTCCAAAGTTGTATAAATATTAAGTATGAAAATAAACGAAGTTATTGTAGAAACTAGAGCTGGTAAAGTACCCAATGGGTATAAAGAGGCCAGTACCGGTATCCAAACATTTAGCGATAAAGAAGGATCCAATACGGATTACACTCACTATCGCTTAGGATTGGCTCTTGCTAGCTGCGATGGCAAGACTCCATTAGTAGACATGGATCCAAAATCGTTTTATGGTAAAAAGCACACTGCTCATCCTTACACCCAAGAAGAAGCAGCGATGCTAAAGCAAGCATACAAAATAGCCGGCGCAGACTCTAGTGATTTAAACAACGGCAATTTGAATAGTATGGAGCTTTCGGACACAAACAAGTCCAGCACTACTGCTAAACCAAAGAAAAACCGTTACGGAGTATAATGAAGCAGTATCGAATTACTTCGTCGGACTATGTGCAACCTGCAGAAACTGCACTAATCCCTGATGCTGTACTACATGATCCAGCAGCACTTGAGCTGCATGACTTAGCACGTATACAAGAATTGGCAGGCATTGTTGAAGGCCGTGACAAAGCGGCTACAGCAACGTTTAATAACCCCAGCGGCTTACGCAGTCCTGTAGCGGTTGCCAATGAAAAGAAGCAAATAGAAAAAGAACAAAACATTAAGCCCGGAAGCCCAGAGTGGTTCCGTTTGTGGTTTGCTAAACCAGAGCTCACAGGCGAAAAGCCGGTCGGTGATGAAACCGCCGGCTATACTAACAGCTTAATGTCAGTTAATGTTCCGAATCCTAACCGTTAACTACTTTACGGTCAACACCCAAATAACGCAACCAGCTTTCGTGGCCTACGTGGAAAGGGCGATCCTTCCAAGTTTTAATTAGGCTGTGGTAGGTTGGGATAAAAGGCATACGCAGAGGTTTCTGCAACTTGTGGCCTTTTTTGCTGTTACATGCCTTGCAGCTTGTTACACAGTTTTCCCAGCTTGTTCCGCCGCCCATTGCACGTGGAATTACGTGGTCAATAGTTAGTTCGCTAGTGTGAAAAGTGTCGCTACAGTATTGGCACTGATATAGGTCACGCAAATACAAGTTATGGCGACTGAACTTTACACCCTTCTTAAAATTGTAGTATTCCTTTGTAACCGCAACCGCTGGAACATTGATACTCATATGTTCGCTGCGAATAACGCGATCTTCGTAGGATTCCAAAACCGTAATACGATCCAAGAAGTACAATTTTAAAGCATGCTGCCAGCCGATAACACTTAGCGGTAGGATGCTAATTGGTTGGTGGTCTGCATTTAGTAGTAATGTATCTGCCATTTTGTTCTCATTTCGAAAAGTTAAAGACCCACATGTATTTAACCCGCTCAGTTTAGCAGAAATGCCCTTTTTTGTCAATCAAATTAACATAAACGGCACATATTATGTAAATACAGTATGAGCAAACCACTTGAAACGACGATCGTAAAGACGCCGCATTTAAAAGCCAACTACACAGAAAAGCAAATCGTTGAATTTGCTAAATGTGCGGACCCAGTTACTGGTCCTGAATATTTTATGAGTAACTACTTCTTTATTCAGCACCCTACAAAGGGTAAGCTGTTGTACCATCCATTTGAGTACCAAAAGAAGTTAATTGAAAACTATCACAGTTTCCGATTTTCTATCTCGTTAATGCCACGTCAAACCGGTAAGTCAACATCAGCAGCAGGATACCTACTTTGGTATGCTATGTTTGTACCGGACAGCACTATTCTTATTGCTGCTCACAAGTACACAGGTGCCCAGGAAATTATGCAGCGTATCCGTTACGCTTACGAACTATGCCCTGATCACATTAGAGCAGGATGTACTAGCTACAACAAGGGCTCCTTAGAATTTGAAAACGGATCACGTATTGTTTCACAGACAACTACTGAAACAACTGGTCGTGGTATGTCTATTTCGCTACTATACTGTGACGAATTTGCATTCGTTCGACCTACTATTGCTACAGAGTTCTGGACTTCTATTTCGCCTACACTATCCACTGGTGGTAAAGCGATTATTACAAGCACTCCTAACTCAGACGAAGACCAATTTGCGTTGATCTGGAAAGGTAGCCAAAAGCGTATTGATGAGTTTGGTAACGAAACAGAACTTGGACAAAACGGTTTCCGTGGATATCAAGCTAACTGGTGGGAACACCCAGATCGCGACGAACAATGGAAAGCAGAAGAAATTGGACGTATTGGCGAAGAACGTTTCCGTCGTGAACACGGTTGCGAGTTCTTGATCTACGATGAAACCCTAATTAACGCTACTACTCTAATTGAGTTAGCAGGCATTGATCCAATTGAGCGACAAGGACAAGTACGCTGGTACAAACGTCCATCCAAAGGTAACACTTATGTAGTTGCCCTAGACCCTAGTTTAGGTACAGGCGGAGACCCTGCTGCTATCCAAATTATTGAAGTTCCTAGCTTAATGCAAGTCGGCGAATGGCAGCATAACAAAACACCTGTGCAACGGCAGATTGTTATTCTCAAAGAAATTACACAGCATATCTACGACCAAATTGGAACCGAAACGGATATCTACTACAGCGTAGAAAACAATACGTTAGGTGAAGCTGCTTTAATTAGTATTAGCGAAATGGGCGAAGAAAACATCAGGGGCGTGTTTATTAGCGAACCCAAAACGATGGGCAAAGGTCGTTCATACCGTAAAGGGTTCACAACAACCAATAAAACTAAGCTATCGGTATGTGCAAAGGTTAAAGCTCTAATTGAACAGAAGAAGCTGACTATCGCAAGTAAGAACTTGATATCTGAGCTTAAGACGTTTGTTGCAATGGGCAGCAGCTTTGAGGCCAAAATGGGCGAAACAGACGATTTGGTTATGAGCTTGATGCTAGCTGTGCGAGTTATTCAAGCACTACAGAGCTATGATAGCAATTTGGACGAAACCATGAAGGACAAAGCAGAGGACTATGTACAACCTATGCCGTTCCTGGCTAGCTTCGGCTAAATATACAAATAGACAGGTTAACCCATGCGTGAATTAGACAAAATTGCAGAGAACTTATTTGACAAGATCCGTACTCGCTTTGAGAACGTGAACTTAGGCGACGAAAACGCCAAGCGTACAAACGATCCATCAAAGGCTCGTTTTTTCAACTTTGATTACATTGACTCAGACGGCAAGAACTACGGCAACGTTACTATGAGTATTGTTGACGACGACGGTCTTAAGGTGTACTTTAGTAAGAACATCACTGACCAACTAGATGACGGTCAGCAAGAACAATGGTTTGAGTTCCTAAAGAACATTCGTAAGTTTGCCCGTGGCAACCTAATGAAGTTTGATGTACGTGACATTAACAAAAGCAATTTGGACATTCGCGACATCAAGCAACAAAGTAAAGCAGACGGTACATTTGTTGATACAGACGTAACAGCAGCAGTTACCGAAAGCCGTATGTGGGGCACAAGCCGCAGCAGCTACCAAGATATGGGTCCTGCTAAGATTATTGTACGTCACAGTGATAACGTTAGTGACGAGAAGCGTGGCGACCGTAGCCGTAAAATTGATTCGGTATTTGTGGAAAACCATTTGGGAGAGCGCCGCTTACTTAACACCAAAAACCTACACGTTGCCCGTGCAATGGCACGCCACGTTAGCGAAGGTGGCAATGTTGATGATGAATTGGGTTGCGGCATTATGGAAATGGGCAAAGAAATGGGAGCCATGGCTCACTTTGTTCGTGAAGCAAAACGCCGTCAATTTGAAGATGCTGAAACAGATGAAATGGCCAAGAGTGCCGTGGAACGTTACGGCGAACTAAAGAATAAACTAAAGCATTTAGGTGGACGTAGAGGCTATAGCAGCTACAAACAAGACTACGTACCTGCACATGATGTTGAAGAAGAAGTAGACGTAGATGCATTGCGTGAACGCTTTGTTAAGAAGATTTACGACGATCGTTTTACTGATGCGTTACCATACGTGTACAAAGCATACAAGAACAGACAAGAACGTATCCATACTCCAATGGGCGAAGACTTTGAAAACTGGGCAAACGAAATCTCTGAAGATGCGTTTGAAACACAAGATCAAGAGTACGCAGAATTGGAAAAGATTATGGGTACTGCATTACGTGTAGGCCAAGACGGTGTAGATGCAAGACACGCTCTAATCCGTTTGTTTAACGACGACGGTCTAGACCAAGAGTTAACTAAGTTTTCGCAAGAGCAAGGACCGGATGCAGATGCTCGTCAACTAGTTTTGAGCTGGATGAAACAAAATGGTATGAAGATTGTTGCTAGCCGCATTGAAGCAAAATTGGCTCAGTCACAAGCTCCTGCCCAACCCACACCAGCAACACAAAGCCCGGTTCCACAACAGCAACCACAGCAACAAGTGGCAGCACCAGGGACAGATCAACAAGTACAGGCACCTGTAGCTGAGTCTCAGGATCCGTTAGACTTTATGAAACGATTGGCTGGGTTGGTTCGATGAAAACCTTTTTGCAATACCTTAAAGAAACCGAAGACATGTTTGCACAAAGCAACCGTGTTGGTGATCAAATTGAAGAATTTAATCATCCTCTACGTGCATTGGGGTGTGACAAAGGCGATTACGAATCACTTGTTAACGAGATACAATGGTGCGCCAGTAAAACCACCGACGACGAACGCCTTGAAGCAGCATGCGACGAGTTAGAAAATCAAATCGATCCTCCGTTGTATAACTTCATTGAGAACATCTTATCGGGTGGCATGAAACCAGAAGGTTACAGATTCAACAGTGGACTAGTTACTGCGTTAGAAGAAGGCGAACGCCGCTTTGGAACTGAACCTAGAGCTGCGGTACATGGGGCAACAATGGCACTAAGTCGTGCAGCCAAAGCAGCATGGGAACTGGACGAGCTAGACAATTAAATTTTGGCAAAACTAGTTCTACCGAAGGCACAAATTTTGTGCCTTTTCTTTTGACTTGGCTAAATACTTTATCATATACTAGCGACTGTGCTGTTATATGATTAGGCACATTTAAAGACCATCTTAAATTATTAATAAAGGAAATACATCATGGCAATGACACTAGCAGAAATTCGTGCAAAACTACAAGCTCAAGAGAACCGCGGTGGCGGTCAACGACAACAAGGCGATAGCGCCGTTTACGCTCACTGGAACATTCCAGAAAACACTACAGCTCGCGTAAGATTCCTTCCTGATGCAAACACAAAAAATGACTTCTTCTGGGTTGAAAGACTCATGATCAAGTTGCCTTTTGCTGGCATCAAGGGTCAAAGCGATAGCAAACCTGTTGTGGTACAAGTACCATGCGTTGAAATGTATGGCGATGCTTGCCCTATCCTTGCAGAAGTTCGTACCTGGTTTAAGGACCCTAACTTGGAAGAAATGGGTCGCAAGTACTGGAAAAAGAAAAGCTACTTGTTCCAAGGTTTTGTTCGCGACAATCCTTTGAGCGATGACAAGAATCCGGAGAACCCAATCCGTCGTTTCATCATCAGCCCACAGATTTTCAACTTGGTACGCAATGCCTTGTTGGATCCTGAAATGGATAGTATGCCAACTGACTACCAAGCTGGTCTTGACTTCTCTGTTAAGAAAACTAGCAAAGGTGGTTATGCTGACTACAGCACATCTAGCTGGAGCCGCAAAGAATCTGCACTTACAGCAGACGAAGCGGAAGCAATCGAGAAGCATGGTTTGTACAACCTAAGCGACTTCTTGCCTAAGAAGCCTGATGACACTGCACTGAAAGTTATCAAAGAGATGTTCGAAGCATCTGTTGATGGCCAACCTTACGATCCAGATCGTTGGGCCAACTACTTCAAGCCAGCTGGCTTGCAAGTTGGTTCTGGTAGCACTGGCGACGAAGCAGCAGCTAAACCTGTTGCACAGGCCCGCCCAGCAGTACCAGCTACTCCTGCCCCGGCAGCAGCAGAAACTCAACCATGGGAAGAAGATGCTCCAGCAGCAGACGAACCTGTTGCAGCACCAGCAGCTAAACCAAGCAGCCAACGTGCGGAAGACATCCTAGCGATGATTCGCAACCGTAAGCAGTAATCTGCACTAAGCCAAGTACGAAGATAGAAGCCGGCAGAAAGATAAACTGCGACGGGCCCCGTACTTGGCTTTCTATTTCAAGGAACAAAATATGGCAACAAAACCATTCGACGTAAGTAAATTTCGTAAAAGCATTACTAAAAGCATTGACGGGATCAGCATTGGATTCAACGATCCTACGGACTGGATCTCGACCAACAACTTCGCTCTTAACTACCTTATTAGCGGGGATTTTAACCGTGGTATACCGATGGGAAAGGTTACAGTGTTTGCTGGAGAGTCAGGCGCTGGTAAGTCCTACATATGTTCGGGTAACCTGGTCAAGAATGCACAAGAACAGGGCATTTATCCTATTCTCATTGATACTGAGAACGCACTCGACGAAGCGTGGCTCCACGCACTAGGTGTAGACACAAGTGATGACAAGCTACTAAAGCTAAACATGGCAATGATCGATGACGTTGCTAAAATGATTAGCGAGTTTGTTAAAGAATACAAGACACTACCAGAGGATCAACGTCCTAAAGTATTGTTTGTGTTGGATAGCTTGGGTATGTTACTAACACCAACAGACGTTAACCAATTTACAGCAGGTGACCTTAAAGGTGACTTGGGCCGCAAGCCTAAAGCACTTACAGCTCTTGTTCGTAACTGTGTAAACATGTTTGGTGACCTAAACATTGGTCTAGTAGCAACTAACCACACATACGCATCGCAGGACATGTTTGACCCCGATGACAAGATCTCTGGTGGTCAAGGCTTTATCTACGCTAGCTCTATTGTTGTAGCTATGCGTAAGTTGAAGTTGAAGGAAGATGAAGACGGCAACAAGATTTCAGAAGTTAAAGGTATCCGTGCTGCATGTAAAATCATGAAGACACGTTATGCTAAACCTTTTGAAAGTGTGCAAGTTAAGATTCCTTATGAGACAGGTATGAACCCTTACTCAGGTCTAACTGACTTGATTGAGGCAAAAGAAATGTTGAAGAAGGAAGGTAACAGTCTTGTTTACACTACAGTGGACGGCGAGATTATCAAGAAGTTCCGCAAAGCATGGGAACGCAATGATGATGGCTGCTTGGACCACGTAATGCGAGACATTACTAACAACCCACACATCTTTGACAAGAAGTCGTCTGCTGAGGACGCTCCTGAAGAAGAATCTGTAGCCGCAGAGTAATGTTATTAAAGGACATCAAGAGCTTACACGTTGAGTTAAGCTCAAAATGTAATGCTTGGTGTCCTAGCTGTGCTCGGAACAAAAACGGTTACGGTCTCAAAGATAACCTAGTACCGCAGAATTTAGATGTTGAAAAGTTAAAAGCAGCAGTAGATGCATTGCCTAACTTGCATGACATTCAGTTCTGCGGTCGCTACGGCGATCCTGCAATACATCCTGAACTAAATGAAATACTAGAGTGGGTTGCACCTAAGGTGCAGTACATTCAGATTCACACCAACGGTAGTTTACGTAACACTGAGTGGTGGACAGAGATGGGACAGAAGCTAGCCAATGTAAACCACAAGGTGTGGTTTGGTATTGACGGCCTAGCAGGTGTGCATGAGATCTACCGCCAAGGCACAGACTTTAACAAAGTAATTGCAAATGCCACAGCGTTTATTAAAGCTGGTGGCCGTGCAGTATGGCAGTTCATTCCCTTTAAACATAACGAACACCAACTTAACGCTTGCATTAAGATGGCCAAGGAATTAGGGTTTGATGATTTTGAACTAATCGAGGGTGTACGTAACGTAGAAACAGCGTACAATTATCAGACAGGCGAACAGTATATGTTGGAGCCCTGGAGTAAAGACAATACCTTTAACTTTAGAGTAACGCCTGATAGAAAACTAACAACAAAGAATTGTGCCCACCTCGAGGCTCCCGGACTATATATAACAGCAAGTGGAAAGTATACGTTATGCTGTCACTTTGATCCGTTTGATGATAGGTTTGATCCAATAGGGTTTGACACTATACAAGAAACTGAACAACTAGACATTGCAAGCGAAATAAATACCCAACCAAGGCCGTTATGTGTATTTGCATGTGCCGGGCTAAAGATGGAACGAAAAATAGTTCAATTAACAAGGTTAAGGAAATCAAATGAGTATTGAAGTTGAAGTACTAAGTGAAGTGTACACTACTATGAAACAGTACATCTCACAAAAGGACAGGCAAGAAGTTGCCGACAACTTGATGAGTGTTATGGTCGACGTTTTAAACGATCTAGACCTTAAAGAATTTGCAAGCACAGATGCTGCATTAAGCAGAGCATACAAAGAGTACTCAAGCGAGTACGACGAAGACGAAGACTACACTGACTACGAAAACTAAGCATGTGGTATAACAAAATAGTGGCTAACCTAGGTGAGATTCCTGGGTTCATTGATTACTACGAAAGAGAGCTTCTAACTGCAAAGGGAGAAACAAACATTCGTGGTAACGTAGAACGGGCTGCTAGTAACCTTCCGGGTATTACTGAGCATCGTTTCAATCAACTACAAGAGATTGAGGCGGTACTTAACTACCTCAATATACAACTACGTAAGATTCGACGTAAACACTTTCAAAAGTATCTTGAAGCGTACCAAAGGGCACTAACTTCAAGGGATGCTGAAAAGTATGTAGATGGCGAAGATGAGGTAGTTGACTTTGAAACCATTATTAACGAAGTAGCATTACTCCGTAACAAATGGCTAGGTGTTATGAAGGGCCTAGAATCTAAAAACTTCATGATGGGCCATGTTGTGCGATTAAGAACCGCAGGCATGGAAGACATTGTCATCAATTAATAATGGACATTAGAGCACACGCAATAGAGTTACTAAACGAATTTTATTTGTGTATGCGGGCCCGCCCAAAACACAATGCAGTAGACTTTAGGCTGGAAAAAGACCAGTGTGAAAAGATAGCAGGCGAACTAAACAATCTAATAGCATGGGGCACAGACGACGAGATTGCAGAATCTTGCAAGGTGCTTGAGCCCAAACTTATTAGACTAAAAGAAAAACTCACATTTGAATTACTAAAATATGGCGTTTAAGAATCCTTCTGACAGTCATGCACATAGTCAGAATGTTTTAAAACTTCTATATGAGTACGATAGTTTCCTTGACAGTATACGTGTGGTAGCAGACTTTGGGTGTGGCACAGGTCTAGATGCAAAATGGTGGGCAACATTAACCACTCGAGAAGAACAGCCTGAACCCCGCAATTATCTAGTTTACGGAGTTGATCATAACATAGGACAAGTTGAGCCCGATGTTGCTGCACTTCCTAACGTGCATCTGTTTCAAAAAGATTTTGAAGATGACAATGTAATTCCACGTAAATGTGACTTACTATGGAGTCACGATAGTTTTCAATATGCTGTGAATCCGATGCAAACGCTCAAGTACTGGAACCAGCAAATGAACGTTAACGGCATGCTGGTATTAAGCATTCCAGTAACCACATTTTACCAGTACAACAAGATACAAGTTAACAGTTACAACGGTGGGTATCACAATTACGACATTGTGAATCTTATGTATATGCTTGGAGCAAATGGCTTTGATTGCAGAGATGCGTACTTCTACAAACCGCAACATGAGTCGTGGATTTATGCAGCAGTTTACAAAGCAAGCGAGCCCTTAGACCCAAAAACAACCAGTTGGCATACACTAGCCGAGATGAATGTTATTAGTGATCGTGCCAAAGAAAGCCTTAATGTACATAACTATGTAAGGCAAACAGATTTAGTTACATTGTGGCTAGATAAAGATTTTCATAGAGTGTTGTAATTACGCCACAGTAAGAATTTATTCTTGTGTTATAGTAACGCATGACAAAAATTCTGCTTTGGTTATCTATTTTGGTTATACCGGTTCTGCAAGGCTGCTCGGCAATAGCAGTGAAGTCAGAGGATTCGGGACATACTGCACATCTTAATCTAATGGTTAAAGAGCAGCAAAAATCTGGGACTGTGCTAGTATTAAACGGCTGCGATGGTCCCACTAAGCCGCACTATTACCATTGGGCCAAACAAATTTCGGACTTTGGGTATAACGTGATCATTGTTGATTCCTTTAGTTCACGTGGGTACACTAGTTTATGTGGCAAAACGCTAACTGGTGAATACGCATCATCTGCTGCTAAGGATGTAATTGCAGTAGGCAAGTGGGTTAAGCTACAACCATGGAGTAATGGTAAAGTTGCTATTGTTGGATTTTCCATAGGTGGCATTGAATCATTGCTGGCAGTAACATCAACTGCTCCGGATGCTACACAAGTATTCTCAGGTGCTGTTGCATATTACCCTAACTGCAAGTTTGTTAAGCAAACAGCTAAAGTGCTGTCTCCTTTGCAAGTGCATATAGGTTTGTCAGACGAGTGGGTCCCAGTTGATAAGTGCCAGGAATTGTCTACAGCAAAAAATTTCAATGCTGCTGAGTTTTATTTCTACAAAGATGCACACCATATGTTTGATGGATACAGTAGCGGCACCGCACGTTGTTTCTACGGACCAAGCTGTAGATACGAACGAAATGATCAAGCTGCAACAGCAGCAAAGCAGCGAATGCAAAAATTTCTTAAGGATCACTTGACCTAATAGATTTTTATGCTACAATTTGTGTAAATAAGTATTCGCGCCTATAGCTCAGTTGGTTAGAGCAGTGGACTCATAATCCATTGGCCCTTGGTTCAAGTCCAAGTGGGCGCACCAAAACATGTCTGGCGTTCGTTCAACGGATAGGACATCATTCTTCTAAAGTGATTATAGGGGTTCGATTCCCTTACGCCGGACCAAATTTTTTTGTTGACACATAAATAAATTACTCTTACAATAGAGACTGTTAAATACAATATGCGACTGTGGCGTAATTGGT